GAGGCCGTGCCCCATCGCCGACGCACTCGGTCCGGAGGTCGCAACACCGCACTCCTCCATGAGTTGCCGCGCCTTCTCGACGCTCCAATGCGCGCCCAACATCCCGAACGCCGTCTCCACGATCGCGTGGACACAGGGCTTCGGACCGTCGCCGGGATCGTAATCCTCAACGACCGCGAGTCGCCCTATCGCTTCGCCTACAGACACCGAGTAGTCATCGCCGATGTTTCCCATGCCTTTCCCTTTCATGAATGCCAGCCACTCGACTGACTCGGGCAACATAGCGCGTCGAGCGGACGTTCGCAAGATTTCTTTTCGGGGCAGCGGTACGCTTCGATCAAACCGACCGAAAGGAGCGTCATGGCGACCGCGCTGGCGCCGCCGGAGAGCGAGACGCAGAACGGCGCAGTACATCCGGAGGTTCCCGAAGACGAGACGCCGGAGGTTCAGGAGTTCGTGATGCAGGGCAACGGTCAGCTCAGCTTCGCGCTGGGCAGCTCGGCGAAGAAGCCGACCGGCGCGTCGCTGCGAATCGTCGGAGGACGGGTCGATGTTGCCGGCCAGTTCGAGAAGGGCGAGGTCGTCCGGGTCGAGCTAGTTCTGCGGATCGACGAGATCGCGTTCGTCGACGAGATCGACCGTCAGACGAGCCAGGTCGTGTCGTGCGAAAGACGCCACAAGGCGAGGATGATCGCGCCGCCGCGGATCGTCACCGACTAGCGCCGGATCGCCGTCTATGCTGCGAGCGCAGGCTTCGGCCTGTTCCTCTCCTCCCCGACAACGCCGTTGCGGTCCGCCGTGGCGGCGTTGTTGTCTACGGACATGACAGTGGCCCCGCTCGAGGGGCCACTGTGCTGCGCCGGCGGGAAGGCCATGGGAGGCCGAAACCGACGCGGGACGGAAGGATAGCGGCTCCGCCCGGTTGGTGCTAGGGTCCGACGCCTGTCCTGCACGTCACGCGAAACGAAGGGGAATCATGGGAAAGCCCGTCGCGCAGACAACCAACGATCGCGTCCGGTGCCGTGCTTGCGGCGACGCGGGGTTCGTGTTCGTGACGGTCGAGCGGCCGGTCTCAAAGCGTGTGTTCGATGTGGAGATCACGGCGCTCGCGACACGAACGGACTGGGTTGGGGAGCGGCAGATCGTCGAGTGTGGCTGTCGGGATCTGGAGCACAACTCGATGCGTGATCGGTATCTGGCGTCACGGCAGCCTGTCGCGTGAGCGAGTCGCCGCTACTACGCGTAGTCACCAGCAACGGCGAAGAGATCCTCGACGCCGCCGCAACGATCCGCAACCTTCAAGACGAACTGGCCGGCGCACACCGGGACGTCAGGACATGGCGGCTCAGGTACGCCGAGCTCGCGCGCGACAAGGAACGCGAAGCCCAGGAGCACAAACTGTGGCCGGTCGCGATCGAACTATTCCTGTACTGGAAGGACGTGACGAACCACCCGCGCGCGGAGTGGACGGCGTCGAGGTTCTGGGACGTGCTGCCGTACCTGAAGAAGTACGGGCAGCTGCGGTGTAAGGGAGCGATCGCCGGTTGCGCGTTCGACCACTACTCGGTGACGCAGCGCAACGGCCGGGTCAAGCATTTCGACGAGTGGGAGCGCATCTTCTCGACCGCGGGACGGTTCGAGGACTTCCTATCGCGCGTTCCGTCGCACGTTCAGGCCGTGCTCGACGCCGACGAGGCGAAGCCGACCCCGAAGACTCCGCAGCAGTCGCTGGACCTGTAGAACCGAAACGACCCGCCGAGCCTTTCGGCAAATGACGGGTCGGTCGGCCAGCGTGTATGCTGGGCGGGTGCTTAATCCCAACTCGATGATTGCATAGAGCGGTGTCGGACCGCAACTCCGCACCCAAGTGGGTTGGCAACTATGTCATCTGGTGGGCCGCCGACGAGTGGGAGTTCCACCGTTGCGTCCGCTGCGACGGGCATCTCAAGTCAGCCAGGGCTCGCAAGAACGGCTACGGACCCGGATGCGCTAACGCCAGCGGCATCGCATCGCTCGTTCGCGTCACACTGCGCGCCGAGCGCGAGAAAGCCCGCTCCGACCTAGCGCAAGCACGACAACTTGCCGCGACCGGCACGCCGATGTGTGTGCGGCCGTGGAACCGCAGCACCCGCAAAGCCCTAACCGGGAAAGCGCGGCGCACCACGACATAGCGACGGGGCCATCGATGCTCCGCCGTTCAGTCGGCTGTGAGAGCACATGTCGAAAGCCAGCCCACGGGCGCGAGCCCCGTCCAGCCACACCCACGTTTGCGACATCGCACGCGCGCGCGAACCACACCCTAACCACCCCCAACCGACCGTTTCTTCCTTCGTTGCTGTCGTTCGGCTGGTGTAGTGTGCGCGGTGCCATGGGACTGCTTGATCTGCTGCATCGCGGAACCACCACGCGGACCTGCGGCTACGTTCGCTGTCGCAAGCCGCTACCCGCCGATGCCGCTGCGAGCCGTCTGTACTGCGACCAGGCTTGTCGGAAACGTCAGTGGCTACTCAACCATCCAGGTGCGCTGCGAGGCTCGCAGAACGCTGCGGAACGGCTCAGGCGGCGTCTTCGACCGAGGTTGCCGTTCACGGTGGCGCGTGTCGATGGCGACTGGGTTGTGGTGCGCTGGTCCGGTACGGTCGTCGAGCGGTTCGATAGGCGTCGTGAGGCGCGGGAACGTGCGAATGAGTTGAGGGGTCCTGTCCGGGCCGCAAAGCTCGGCCCATCACCAACCGACGAACAGCTCGACACTGAAAGGAAAGCCGCATGAGACAGCCGAACATGGGGCGTAACGACAGAGCACTTGAGCCGCTGCGCGAGGCTGAGCGCATCGCTTGGGAGCGCGAGATTTGGCAGGACGGTGGCATCGAGTTCCGTCGTCTCGTGGAGTTCACGGGCGGCTCGCGCCTGATCGGCTACCCGACCCCAGAAGGAAACGCTCGCGTGCTCCCAGACCTCTCGCACGATCCTAATGCGCGAGTCCGCGTCCAGCGTCGCACCGTGACCGCCTGGGAGGACTGCTGATGGGGCTTAGCGTGAGAGACGGAGACGCCGATTTGATCGGTCTGCGCGTGCTGATCTACGGCGATCATCCGAATGCCGGACAGGCTGGCGTCGTGACGAGCGAGTACCCGCCGTTCTCCGGTTGGTGGATCGTGACCCTCGACAACGGCGACGAGTCCCGCGTTGATCGCAAGCTCCTGAACGTCATGGGATGGAGCGATGACCATGACTGACGTGGGGCATAGCGCTGGACCTATAAGACGACCGCTGCTGCGGGTGGTGCTCAACTTCGACGGGATGCTCTCAGAGGAGCGCACCTGGACGATCAACGACACGCACGTCCCTAGGCCCGGCATTGAGCCGTGGATGGTGTCGCCGAACCGCGCGTGGAATCACCCACAAGACCCGATCACGCTGGCCGCGTGGGTGTCCCGCGAGAACGAAGCCGAGGCGCGCGCATGGTTGGAGGCGCTATGAGCGGCACCGGCGCCCAGTACAAGCGCGATCATCCCGACGCTACGCGCGCCTACAACCAGCGGTCGAACGCCCAGCGTCCGAATCGGGACCGTGGCGCGTCGTGTTGGTGCGAACGCCCGCGCTCGCACAAAAAGGGCGCCAACGGCCTGTGCGACCTTCACAGGCAGCGCAATTGGGAGGACGCGAGCGACGCCTGATGATGGGGCAAAGCGAACGTCCAGCCGCTTCCGGGTGTTCCTGGCAGATGACTGAGCAGGCGCAACCGCGCGAACCACGAGTTTTTGAGGTCGTGTCCTGCTACGACTGCGGCTACGTCGGCAACCGTCCCAACGTGCAGGAGAACTACCAAGAGGGCTGGGAGCAGCCGTGGACCGCGACGTTCTGTCCTGAGTGCGGTGAGTCGGCTGGGTCGTGGATCACCGTACGGGAGGTGCTCGACGAGACATGACCGACCGGGAGCTTGATGCGGTGTTGGCACGGGTCGCTGTCGCCTACGGACGGTCGATCATGGCCTGCGAGCGTTTCGGCCTGACCGAAGTTCGCACGGCTGCCAGACGTCGGCAGGCCGATAGGCTTGGCGCCCACGAGTTGCAGATTCATCGGCTGGTGGAAGGGCGAGACGTTTGCACGGGTCTGGCCCTGCGGGCTTCGACCCGCTTCTAGACTCAGCCGTGTGGCTGACGATATCGAGAAGCGACTCGCCGCAGCGTTCGGCGACCCATCCGGCGACGATTCGCTGTTCTGGGAGCGCGAGGCGAGAATCACGGCCGTCGCGGTCGGGCTCAACCGGGCACGCTCGGACATCAAGAAGCAGTTGGCTGGTGCCGACGATCCGCGACTTGAGTTGCAACGTTTGGAGCGTCGCTACCGACGGTTGAGCGCCGGGATCCTCGAGCGCGACCAACGCCGTGAGTTGGATGATCTTGCGACCGAGAATCGTGAGCGTCACGACGAAGTGCTCGAGCAGGCGGCGGCGACGGAGCGTGCGAGACGGTTGCGGATGACGTTGGGCCAGCGGCTCGACGAGGCGTTGAATCGGGCGGAGCTGTTGACGACGGTGCCTGCTGGTGCGGTGGCTGTCGCGACACGGTCGAAGCCGTCGAGTAGCCCGCCACCGAAGGCGTTGAACGTCCGTCACGACGCCGTCGACGCGAAGGAGCTTTCGTTGGCCGCTCGCTACCGGTATGTGATTGGCCAGTTCCTTGAACGGCTTGAGGATGAGGTTGATACGGCTGAGAGACGGCCCGCTTCGAGTGAGCGTCAGCAGCAGACGTTGGAGGCGCGTGACCAGCGGTTGGCGAGATGGCGGGGCGTCGCGAGCCATGTGGTGAGCACGTTGGATCCGAGCTTGGGTTCGCCGCGGACGATCGAGAATGCTCGGGACAGGCTTGGTCAGCGGCGCAGTGACGGCAACGAGTTGAAGGAGAAGTCGTGAACACGGCCGGTGAGTTGAAGGCGGCGGCTGCGCCTGGGTCGCTGTGGCCAATCGTTGAGCGCTACGGTGGTAAGCACGGCCAGCGAGCGCTCGCGGTTGTGGCGGCGGTGCAGCTCGGGGCACCGGCGTGGAAGTGGCTCGCGGAAAAGCGTCAGAAGGAGGACTTCACGATCGCCGTCGCTGGCAGCGATGAGCTCTACCCGGCACTGCACGAGTGGGTGCTTGAGCGGATCCCGGCCGAGACACGCAAGGCGATGATCGCCGACACGACATCCGAGAACAGCGGGTTCGGCCGGCTGCTGGCGGTCGGGGATGTGGATGAGCCGGAGGAGCCGGCGAGACGAGTGCGTTTGCGCTACGACGGCAGTCGCACGCAGACGGTTTCGCTCGACGGCCACAAGATCGACGTCCAGGTTGAGCGCGAGGACTTACCGGGCGGCCGCGAGCACCTACCGCCGAACTGGCGGCGCCTCATGGAGTCGATCAAGTTCACGGCCAAGACGCCGGCTGGCCGTGACGCCGTGGTTTCGATGCTGGAACAGCTGGCTGTTCAGGTCTACGCGACCAAGAAGCAGCCGTCGTTGCTGATGCCGTCACGGTGGGGTGGTGACTGGTCGCGCCGGGATGATCTGCCGCCGCGCGCGCTCGCCAGTGTCGTGCTGAGGGCTGGGCAGCTTGAGCGGCTCGTTGACGACCTTGGTGGCTTCATCGCGTCCGAGGCTGACTACGCCAGGTTGTCGCAGCCGTGGCATCGCGGCTACCTGTTCCACGGACCGCCAGGCACCGGCAAGACGAGTGTCGCCCGGGCGCTCGCGAACCACTTCGACCTGCCGGTGCACTACCTGCCGCTCGGCGATCTCGAGCGCGACGCCGACCTGATGAATCTCGTGGGGCAGATCCGTTCGCGCAGCATCCTGTTGATCGAGGACGCCGACGTGTACCACGCCGCGGTGGACCGCGACGATGACTCACCGAAGGCGTCGCTTGCGGCGATGCTGAACGCGCTCGATGGCGTCTGGACGCCGCACGGCCTGGTGACGGTGCTCACCACGAACGACCGTGACGCGCTCGACACGGCTCTACTGCGTCCCGGGCGTGTTGACGTGACCGAGGAGTTCTCGATGTTGGACGCGGAGCAGGCGGACCGCTTGGCCGTGTTCTGCGGTCTGCCGGATGATGGTTGGGGCGAGTTCGTCGGGCGCAGTCCGGCGGAGATGATGGAGGCGGCGAGAAAGGCGGCGAAGCGATGCGCGGTTGTCTGACCAAACTGGCCGAGGCGGCGGTGTTCGTGATTGTGTGGCGGGCGACTGAGCGTCTGTGGGATCGACTGTGGGCGTGAGGGGAAAGGAGGGGGGGATCTCCTGATTTGGTCAGCGCTGAGCGCTAAGCGCTAAACACGCGCTAGCGCTGGGCCGGTTTTGGCAATGCCGAGAAAGCCATTCGGTCCACCCAGCTTTTCGTTCACCCAGCGGCCGGTGACGCCCGTCCTTGAGGGGGACCACCCCAAGGGAATCCTGGGATGAGCTCTGGCGATGTTGGCCGGGAATCGTCGCGCGGCCGAAATTGCCGGGCCGGTTGGCGAATTCTCGCGACGTCCGTACCATCCACCCAGGTTTTGGCGTCTAGAATCTAGATTCGGACGGCGGGTGACACTCACGGTCGACTCATCATCGGCCAACACGCGCGGCAGGGTGGTTGTCGGACTCCAGCCTGACCGGAGGCCGTTAGCGTTTCGGGGTGCGTCAGGACCGCCGTCCGACCTTTCAGACGTCTAGGCTGAACGCTGCCCTTCGGTCCGTGCGCGACGCCGTGAGAACGGTGCGGAACGGCTCAGGCGTGGAGATTCACAGCTCGTCCCGGTAGCGCAGCGTCACGCGGTCAAAGTCCGGGTCGGACAGCTTCGTGTCGGCGTCTCGCTCAGCTCGCTCGTCGGCGCAGTACGGGCAGCGTGCGAAACGAAACGGCGCGCCGCAGCGCTCGCAGACGTCGTCGGGCTCTAGGTGTCGATCGTGAGATGTCATCGGCGTGTCCTTGGATTGGGTTTGAACTTCATATGCGCGAGTATCCCCTGCGGCTGATGTTTTGTCAAGGGCGACGAACGCGTTCTAATGAATGACTGCGCCACTGGATTGTTAAGACGCGTTCCGGACCCTTGACAAAGCGGGCGGCGCGGAGGATGCTTGCAGCATGCAGTCTCAACCAACGAACCAAGGACAGACAATGACGAACGGAACGACACCTAGCGCGCTTGCGCGACAGATGGCCGCCGATCTTTGGGGCAGCCCGGTTCAGTCGCAAACGAAGATCGCACCCGGTATCTACTGGTTCAGCACGCCAGGTCACGGCGGATGCGTCGCGATCGTCGACGAGCTCGGACTACGGCCCGAAACGATCGAAGCGGCACGCCGCACAGGTCATACAGGCTACGTAGCGAAGATCGGCCGCAGGATCATCACGAGCGAGCGCTATCAACGCGTCGACGAAGCACCCGGCGCCGTAGAAGTGTGGATCGGTGAGGAAGACTGCGAATGGTCAACGCTCGCAGTCGTTTCGCCCGCGATGCGCACTGGACTCGCGAAGATCGGCGGCCCCGTGTCGCTTGAGTACGTCACGGAATGCTGCGCCCGCTGGCATGGCGACTTTCTAGCGGCCGTCGATCCGTACTACGTCGCCGATGCGGATTGCGTTGCGGTGCCGCGATGAAGTTGCCGAAGATCCACGTGCTGCGCCGTGTCGAAGCCTCAGCGATCGCTCTAGCGACTGCCGGCGCAGCGTCCGGTCTGAACAGTGTCAAACCTGCAGGGATCCCGCTAGACCGTCTGGGAATGTGGGCGGACATCATCGCCGGCGGATTCGCGTTGACGCACTTCCTGCATCACAAGCGCAGGAGGATCCGTCACGCGCTCCAGCTTGCCGGCGCCGCGGTCTCGATCGACGACCGGGCGCTTGAGCGCGAAGCAGCACGGCAGGGACGGTCACGTTCGACAGGCGGACCGTTCCGCTACACGCCACCATCCGACACGTTTCTGCGGTCGCTCGAGGATTGCGCAACCAACGACTAGAAAGGACGAACCATGGAAGACGACCAAATGAGCCGCGACCATCGGCGTGATATGGAGGTGTCCGGCCACATCGACCGGGCACTTGCCGAGCTGCGCCACCTCGAAACGACGCTCGACGTTTCCGGCGCGAGTCTCGGAGCGATCCTAGACACGCGCCGTGTCCTTGAGCGCGAGTACGCGGCAATCGTAAGGCGGTGGGACTGATGATCACTCCAGAACAGCTAGACGAGGCGCAACGCGTCGAAGACGATCAGCGCGAAGCGTTCGCGCTCTACGAAGCGAAACGGACCGTTCGAAACGCGTATTTCGCGGAGCTCGTCAAACAAGGCGCCACATATCAACAGTTGGCGACCGCGACAGGGTTGTCTAGGGCACGACTCCACGGAATCGTCAAGGACAGCCGAACCGTTCAGGATCCGTAACAGCGGCACGTCTGGCGTTCCGTTTTCCGAAGTGCTACCCTCTGACGCAGCGGCTAGACCTTTCTTCAGAATCGCCCGCAGCACAAGGCCAAACGACATCCGACGCCGTCCGCAGGGGCGGCGTTCGTCGTTCCAGACCGACCGTCACCGAACCACCCAGAACCAAACCCAGCCACGGAGACCACAAACGATGGCCACCACAGACACAACGACCACAACACCAGTCGGCCACGAACAAGGCGATGACGGGCGATCAGGGTCGCTTGTGGTTGGTTCGCCCGCGGGTGACTATGGTGGTTATGAGGTCGATGGTGAGGTCGTGGCGTTTGGGCGGTCGTGGATGCCGCGGGCTGTGGAGCTGCTGATGTCGAAGCGGTGTTCGATCGTCGCGGCGTGCAATGCGGCAGGGATCACGACCACGACGTTCTATCGGTGGAAGGCGCGTGATCGGGCGTTTCGCCAGGCGTGCTTTGACGCTGAGTGTGCGTTGGTTGATGCGGTCGAGTCGTCGTTGTATAAGCAGGCGATCGATCGTGGTGATGTTGATGCGCTCAAGTTCGTGTTGACGAATCGTGCGCCGGATCGCTGGAGCAACAAGCGTCAGGTTGAGATGTTCGGTGCTGTCGATCATCGGCTGGAGGTCACTGGCGGTGTTGAGCCGGCGAAGATACCGCCGGCGCTGAGGATTGAGATGGCGGCGAAGCTGCTGGCCGCGGGGTCGGATGAGGTTGTGGAGGGCAGCGAAGCGGCGTAGACGTATATACGCGGTGATATCACTCGGTCGTGGTGATACCACTTTGTTAGGCGCGGGTGATATCACTTGCGGGTGATGGCGACCAGCAAGCTTCAGGTGACGTTCAGGCTCGATCTAGTGCTGCTGCAGCGCGTCGACGCAGCTCGAGGCGAGTTGACTCGGAACGCGTGGATCACTGCCGCGGTGGAGCGGGCGCTAGGTCACTCGGCGCCCGTCACGAGCTCACAGCCTGCGCCGGCTCGATCGACCGCTATCCGTCCGGCTACCAGGACTCCGGCCAGTCTCGAGGAGATCCGTGCGTCCGGAGCGGTGAGACCAGCGAGCGCGGTTCCGCGGCCGGCGCAGCATCATCAGCCTGGCTGCAAGTGCTCGTGGTGTCGAAGCTAAGCCGACTGCCAAGAACGATCGCGCGGCGGGGCAGCTGCACAGCTCGGACAGTCGGGGATGGCGCGGGGCGGAGGGCCGACGGCGCTACTTCCCGGCAAACCCACACGGACGGCAAAACCGCGGCACGGGCCCTCAGACTTCTCCCGGGTTTTTTTCGGGAAGAAAAAAAAGGGTGTTCGTTAGTTGACGGGGTGCCAGGCTGGGAGGGCGCGTTGGATGGGTTCCCAGTCGGTGCCTTCGTAGTGGGGGCTGTTGTTGTGGTGGTTTGCTCGGTCGATGGCGTTTTGTCGGCCGGGGTAGCAGTAGTCGTGGGGGTGTTCGGGGGCTGCTGGGTTGCTGCGGCGGTGGATTGCGTATTCGGTTTGGGTGGCGCGGGCCTGGTGTTTTAGGTCTTCGATGACGGCTTTTTTGACTTTGCGTAGTTCGCGGCGGCTGAGGGGGCGTCGGGGTCCGTAGATTGGGGTGCCGTCGTTATGGGTGCCGGTTTGCATCATGTTGCGGCGGATCCAGCGGCGTTGTTGGAGTTGGTGGAGTTCGTGGCGGAGGTCTTGGTAGGTCTGGTGGGGTGTTCGCATCGGCTTGTCTCCTGTTCTTCTTCCAGCACGTCAGGCATGTGCGCCACATTGGCATGCGGGGGTTGATTCCGCAGTCGCGGCAGGGTTCGGTGGGTTGTTCGACGGGCCAGTCAGCCAAGACGTTCCCATTTCGTGACTGTGAACGTGCCGTAGCCCATCTTTCGGGACGCGCCGAGACCGTTCTGTTCGGCGGTCAGCCAGATCGCGGCCCAGTCGGCTTCGGGGAACTCCCAGTCCGTTTCGACCGTGAAGTCGAGTTTGGCGTTTTCGACGACTTCGGTGTATTGGATCGCCGATGTCGGTCCCTTCGGTGTCATCTTGTGGATGAACGACTGCTCGGTGTAGGTGGGTTCGGTGACGCCGAGGTAGAGGCGGTCGTCGACGACGAAGACGTGTTCGGCGAGCCATTTGAGGAGTCCGCGCTGGGCGGAGTTGAGTCCCCAGCCGGCCTGCTTGATCTTGCCGGCGGCAGCGGCGATGCTTCCTGCTTCGCGAATACAGGCTTTGAGTTGTGCGCTGCGGATCCAGAGGCCGTGTTCCGGGTCGGTGCGGAAGCCGACGAGGCCCTTCGTGACGGCAACCTCTCCGATGGCGTCTTCGATAGCGACGGCAATGTCGCCGTCTGCTTCGCCCCGGAGGGCGCGTTCGGCCATGACGTTTGCGATCTCCTGTCGGATCAGGTCATCCGGTTCGGCGGTCTTGCGCTTCAGGTGTCCTTCGAGGACGGCGGGGTCGCGTGGTACGCCGCCAGCGATTGAGTTGAGGTGGAGCGTGCCGGCGAACCGGTAGGGGTAGTGCTGTTGTTCGTATGCGGCGAAGACGCTGGTGGGCATCGTCGTGTCCTTTCGGGTTGTCGTGTGGACTGGGCCGAGGTGCGCTGGTCCGGTACGGTCGTCGAGCTGTGGCGCGGCGAGCAGCGTGGTCGTGTGCGGCGAGAAGAGAGGGCGGGGCGTGCGTTGGGAAGGGGAGTCGTAGGGGTTGTGCTGGCTTGGCGCGGAGAGGGGAGTCGTGGGGGCCGGGGTGGCTTCGCGAGGCCGGGGGTGGCGAGGCGCGGGAGGCGTTGTCGTGAGGGCAGCGATGGCGAGTGCGGCGTAGCGTTGTCAGGCGGCTTGTAGTTCCTTCGGTTCGCTGCTGTTGATGCTCTTGTAGAGCGCCAAGAGTGTTTCGGCATCGAAGACTTGGTCGGTGCGTTTGTTGGCGATTCTGGATGCGACTGCCCGGTGGAAGGCTGCGACCATCGCCAGTGCGTGCGCCTGATCGCCGCGAGCCGCCGCCACGAAGTTGTGGTCTTTGGCGTGCATTGCACCGATCGAGAGCTGGGTGCCTTCGTCATCGACCTTGCACCGCCAGCGGACCAGTACGGAAGGTCCCGGCGTCTCGGCGGCATCTATGAACCTACGCTTGGCGCTGCCGCTGCAGACCGTCGGCCGGCATTTGTCTAGCGCGTCTTGCAGGGCTCGCCGTACGAAGGCGACACGCTGCTGCCTGTACCAAGCGTGGAGGGTCGCGGGATCTTCAGTAGTCCAGCGGTCAATGATCCTCTCGGCTTCCTCCGCGGGGACGAACGGTCCGTTGTTTAGCGCTTCGTTGATGTACGTCAGCAACCGCTCGTTCGGTTCCATCGGTCTCCTCCTCCTGGCGTTTCGCAAGAAGCCCGTCGTCATCGCGTTTGAGCTCCTTGTGTAGTCGGGATCCGATGGCGACCTGCGCTTCGGCTGCTCGGGTGAGCCACTTGTTGCGTGGCACGTCGCCTCGGGCGGTTTCGATCTGTTCGTAGAGTGCGTCGTCAAGACGCAGGTTGACTTGTCGCATTAGGTAGCGCACCCTAGCAGGTGCGACGAAGGGATGTGACCGATGAGCGCGATGCAAACGCAGACGGACTGGCTGCCTGCCGTGGTGTCGGCGGATGGCGTTCAATCGGGTCGTGCGGTTCCGCGGGCGGTTGTGGAGGCGGCGGCGTTGGATCCGGCTGTGTTTTGTAGCCGGTTCTGCTGGATCGAGTCGGATCGTGGCGGGCCGCCTCGCCGGTTTCAGTTGTGGCCGTTTCAGGTTGAGGCGTTGCGGGCGTTCGACAAGTACGACCGGGTGCTGGTGTTGAAGGCGCGGCAGCTTGGTTTGAGTTGGCTGGCGGACGTGTATGCGTTGTGGTTGTGCACGTTCAATACGGGTCAGACGGTGCTGATCTTCAGCTACACCCAGCGGGAGGCTGAGGAGGAGATCCGGCGGATCAAGGTGATGCACGACCGCCTGCCGCCGCAGCTGCGGCGGGACCGGACAAAGCCTGACTCGAAGAACAACGTTGAGTTTCCTGGGATGAAGTCGCGGATCATGAGCTTGCCGTCGACGTCTGATGCGGGGACTGGGTTTACGACGCAGCTCGTGATCGTGCAGGAGATTTCGAAGATCCTGAACATTGAGACGCTGATGACGGCGGTTGCGCCGACGATCGGTCCGGGCGGCAAGCTGCTCGGGATTTCGACGGCGCGCGGGTTTGGCAACACGTTCCACCGGATGTGGCAGGCGTGTGAGGGGAAACTGTCGCCGGACCATGTGGAGGGCCCGAACGATTCGCCGTATGTGCCGTTGTTCTTTCCGCGGGACGCGCATCCGGAGCGTGACGCGGCGTGGCATGACGCGAAGCGCCGCGAGCTCGGCAACGATCGGGCGTTTCGCCAGGAGTATCCGAGCACGCCGGCCGAAGCGTTTCAGCTGGCTGGCGACTCGCCGTTCGCGGACTACTTCAGCCGGTCGACGCATCACATTGGCTACATTCGGTCGCCGACGATGGAGGGCGTCCATCCGGAGCAGCGTGACCCGGTGTGGCGCGGCATCGACTTCGGGATCAACACGGCGGTCTGCTACTGGATGGAGGTCCGTCCCGGCGGTGTGGTCGTGGTGTTCTCGGAGTTGGTGTTGGAGCAGCGGCCGACGCCGACGTTTGCTGCGGAGATCCTGCGCCGCGACGGTGAGCTTGGGTTGACGACGATGCTGGTGCGCAGCGGCGTTGATCCTGCGGGGGGTGCGCGCGATCCGCAGACGACAATCCCTGACGTGCGGATCCTCGAGGACGTTGGTATTCCGGTGGCGGTGGATCGTCGCGGCAAGTTCGCGCGCGTCGGGCCGTCTGACCGGGTGGGCCAGATGCAGTATCTGCTTGAGAACCGTCGGCTGTTGGTGAACTGTTCGGAGTGTCCGCGGCTTGCGCAGGCGTTCGAGCAGGCGCAGTGGGACAGCTACGCGGTTGGTGGCGTCGTGAAGGACACCTACAAGAAGGACGGGATCAATGATCACAGCCTCGACAGCCTTGGGTACGCCTTGATCAACATCTTTCCGCCGACGGGTGGCGTTGGTGCGGTTGCGGTTGCGCCTGTGGTGCTTCCGTGGGCGTAAACGGCAACGGGCATATCGACGCGGAGCAGGCACGGGCGCTTGGTGAGCTGCATGAGCAGCATGCGTCGGCGTTCAGGGTGGATGCGCCGCCGCTGTTCCCGGGCGACTGGAGCCTGGATTTGCGGCCCGGTGAGTGTCCGGACCGGCTGCCGGGCCCCGGCGATCAGATCGAGGCGCATCTGGTGTTCGTGAAGGCCGCGGAGTCTGGCGGCCGGATGGTAATCAGGGAAAGCAAACGCCAGTTTTTCCGTTCACGGGAGGCGCTCGACAGGCGTGTCGCACGGTTTCCGAAGCGGCTGCGTGAGTCGTGGGGCGACGGTTTCGCGTTGGGCTACGACCAGCTCGGCGCGTATGGCAGCAATCCGCAGTGGATCCCGCTGCTGCCAGGGCCGGTCACGAGACAGCTGTACTGGCAGGACTACTTCGCCATGAGCGCGAAGGCGTTCGAGGCGTACAACCACGATCCGTTGACGTGGCGGGCCGTCCAGTTGCAGCAGGAGTTCGTGCTCGGCAAGGGTGTGGTGGTGGCGTGGAAGAAGACGAACGGCCAGTCGCATGTTCAGGCGCAGCAGGCGTGGGACGAGTTTTGGAAGCGCAACCGGATGGACAGCCGGCTGGACGAGATTTGCCGGGACGCATGCATCCTGGGCGAGCTGTTTCTGCGCTACTTCCCCTACCAGCCTGCGAAGTTGACGGTCCGCTCGCTCGATCCGGCGTCGATCTACGACATCCTCACCGACCCCGAAGACTTCGAGACGGTGTACGCGTACCACCAGCAGTACCAGACGCCATACCAGCTTTACGCGCCGCAAGGGTCGCTGCCTGCCGGGATGGCGCCGTCGCCGTACGGGCCGACGAAGAGCGGTCAGCTAACGAAGTTTGTGATCCGCCAGATCCTGCCGCAGTCGGTTGACCACTACCGGCTGAATGTCAGCTCGAGCGAGCGCCGTGGCAGGTCGGACCTGTACCCGTCGCTGAGTTGGATCGAACGGTTGCGGCACTACCTGACGTCGAAGGTGACGATGGCGGACATGCAGGCCAGGGTGGCGTGGGATCTTGTCGTGGAGGGCAACGCGGCCGACGTGTCGCTGGTGCGGAACCTGCTGTTCCCGAACGGTCAGCCGCCGAGGCCGGGGACGGTGTTTGCGCATACCGGTGCGTCTTCGCTGTCGGCGGTCGCGCCGGAACGCCAGACGTCGGGGAGCAACGTCGATCCGACGTTCATTGAGCTTGCGAACATGGTGTGCGCCGGGCCTGGGGTGCCGGTCGACTATGTGATCCAGATTTTCCGTGGCGGAACGGCGGCGAATGCGCTGGTTGCGACGGAGCCGGTGGCGAAACGGTTGCAGGACCGTCAGGCGTTCATTGGCCAGGTTCTCGGTGACATGGGCGACCGGGTGATGGATTCTGCGTCGATTGTGGATGCGACGATCGACATCACGTTCCCGCCGATCGCGACGGAGGACGCGACCCAGACGTTGCAGAACTTGAGCTTCGCGGAGGCCAACCAGTATTTGAGCAAGCGGACGGCGGGGAGTAGGGCGGCGGTGGTGATGGGGATCGCGAACTACGACTTCGACGCGGAGCAGAAGCTGATCGACGGCGAGTTTGAGGATGTTGAGATGGAGGACGACCCGGACGGCGTGTCGAACCCGGTCACCGGTGAGCCGGCGCAGAAGCCGAAGCAGGGGACCGGGCGGCGCACGTTGATCATTGCGACGAACCGTCAGGCGGCCAAGCTTGATCCGTCGAAGGTTCCGGCGCAGGAGGACGATCCGATGGGTGTGCTCGTTGGTTTGCCTGGGGCTGTTCCGCCCGGGGGCGGCCAGCCGGGTCCGGGGTCGCCGTTGACTGGTCAGCCGACACAGCCGGCTGTTCCCGGGCGCCCTGCGCCGACGCCGGCGGGTCCGCCGACGCGCGGTGGTTTCCCGGCGAAGGCGAATCCTGCGGGCGCGGCGGGTGCCAGGGCGATCCGCCAGTCAGACGACATGCTCGCGAGTGTTCTCGCCGAGCTCGCAGGCGAAGTGCGCAGGCTGCGTGAGACACGCAAACGTCCGGACGATCCGGCGTTCCTTGCGGCTGCCGAGGAGTATCGGCGCCAGTCGGCGCGTCATCTGCAGGATCTTGTCCGTGACAACGAGCCCGGAGAGCTGAATGGCGCCGATCACTAACGCCCAGTTGGCGGAACGCATCACGGCCGCGGCGCATCTGCACACCGTCGAGCTGCAGGCCGTTGAGGATCGGCTTGGTGGCCGGATCGACCATCTCGCCGACACGGTGGTGAGGCAGAACGGCAGCATTGGCATCCTCAACACTGAAGTTGAGGAGTTGAAGGAGGCGAAGGTCGGCACGGACGCGGTCGCGAAGACGTTGAAAGAGAGCGAGGCGCGCAGTTGGACGCACTGGCAGATCATCCTCGCCGCCGGTGCGGCTGTGGCCGGGTCTCTTGCTGGTGCGGGCGGCCTCCTGGAACTCATCACCCGTCTCGGATGACCGCCGGCTGGATACTCATGGGCCTGATCGTGCTGGCGTATTGGGGTGGCCTGCTGCGGCTCGGCCGGAGACGCTAATGGAAGATAAGCCGGTCCCCACTTGGCAGAAGTGGGCTGCGGCCGCCTACGTCCTGGCGATCGTCGCCGAGATCGTGGTGTTTCACACGCACCTGCACACGGACTTCATCCCGTTCGACAATTCGCACATCGCGCCGAACATCCTGGCCAGCATCATCATCGTCGAGGTCGTGACACCGTTCGGAGTGCTGCTCTGGCCGCCAACCGAGCGCCGACTGCACCGGTTCGTCGACCGGAAGATCGCACCGTTGCACGCGAAACTCGCCGAGCACGAGCAACGTCACGCGGAGCACGCCGACAAGCTGGACGCGTTGAAGGCTTCGCTCGACCTGTTGCACGCCAAACATGACGCCGCATCCCAATCGAAAGGCCCGAAATGAGACTGTTCATCTGGCTGGCGCTCGCGGCATGCATCATCGCGCTCGTCTGCCTCGCCGTACCCACCCAGTTCCTGAACGTCCCGGCACTGTTCTGGTTCGTGCTCGCGTTCACGTTCTTCATCGTCGACCTGCTCGCCGGCGGCTACGTCGTCGCCGTGAACCGGCCGGCCGGCTGACATGGGGTACGGCATCGTCGGATTCCTCATCGTGGTGATCCTGATCGTCGTCATCGTCAAGCTCCTCTGACGCGATGCTCCACCCCGCGGCGCTCAACGCGTTTGCTGCCCGGCAGAAAACGCTGATCGTCGCCACCTACAACCAAGGCTGGCTGCGTGGCGTCGAAAACTACCAGCCAGCCGACCGGCCCTACGACCCGGACGCTGAGAGCAACCGTGACCGTGACGAAGCGTCGCTGACTGGTGCGGCGCTGCTCGCGTCACGAAGGCTGCGGCAGTACGTCGCACCGACCGCGGCTGACGCCTACCGGCGTGCGATAGCTGTCGCGCCAGCGTTGAACGGCGTGAACCACATGGTCGCGCAGCTTTCGACGCTTTCACCGACGGCTGAGCAGATTGCTGCCGCGAGTTCGCCGATCGATGCGATGAACGCCGCGGTCGCGCAGTGGGCCGGAGACAACTCGTGGCGGCTGACTGGCGGTGAGAGTGCCGCATGGGCTGGCGAGCAGGCTGGTTTCGCGGAGGCGGCTGACACTGGCGGCGACCTGTTGGAGTGGGACAATGAGGGCGACGACAAGGTGTGTGAGAGCTGCGACGCACTGGGGTCGATGGACCCGATGCCGCTGTCGGAGTGGCCAACCACGCCAGGTGCGGGCGACACGGACTGCAACGTCGGTTGCAGGTGCTCGTTTGATGTGGCAGCGACGATGCCTTCGACCGATGCCTACCAGTCGTATCCGTTCACGGACGCGCAGCAGTCGGCCGTCGATCAGATTTTGAACACGCGGGCGCAGGCGTTGACCGGCCTGATGCCCGATGCGGCGCTACTCAGCTAAGGGAGGACCGATGGGACTTTGGAAGCCTCGCCGTTTCGGTGCGGTGCTCGCTGCGCAGTCGAAGGTGTACGCGCTGCCGATCAACGCAAACGTCTCCGGCGTCGTCGTCTCGAACGCCCGGGAACTGCTGGGCTGGTGGATCACATCGTCGGTTGCCGCGGCCGGTCACTTCCGGATCTGGGATGGGAGTGTTGTCACCGGGCCGAAGGCGGGGCTGGTGTGCGGTGGCGGCCAGTTCGTTGCGGGTGGGGACTCGCTTGGGTTTCTTGCGGACCAGGGCTACGCGCTGACCGGTGGCGGCTCGATCTACCTGCAGTTCGTGACGGCCGGGTCGTATGAGGGGTGCATCTACTGGGCGTGACTTTGCGCGTCAGGGATGCTTTGACGAAACTAGCTTAGGAGGACTGTCGTGGAGGCATCAGTGGCGGAGACCGGCGGAGCGGCCGGCCTGGAAGGCATCGTGGACGCGAAGTCGATCACGGCGGCGCATCCGCGTGGGAAGCATCCGATGGAGCTGTACTGCGAGCGGGTGCTGCGCGACTGTGACGTCAGGGTGACGCATCAGACGATGCAGCTCGCCTCCTACATCTGTGGGTTGCAGGGTGTCGCCGGCCTGCCGTATGTGGATAAGGCGACCGTTGCTGCGCAGGCGAAGAAGATTGCTGAGCGTGCGGACCGCGACTTGAACTCGGCGATGGTGATCGGGCCGTTGGCGACGAAGCTGGCGACGCGCGCGATCGAGCTGCGTCTCGCTGGCGAAGCGCCGGCGAACCCCGAGCCCGGCGAGTTTAGGGCTGCCGCCGAGTTCGCTGCACAGCCGGACCAAGACGACGAGTAGCACCTGAGTGATGGCGCAGCCGAAGGATGTCCGTGATCTCACCAAGCAGGAGAAGGTCGTTCGCGAGCTGCGCGAGACCGTGCGGCTGCAGCGCATCTACGTTGCCGAGCAGCAGGACGTCCTGACGGTCGCCGTAGAGCAGTTGCTCGTCGCAGAGACCGCGTTGCGCGCGGTGCATGAGCGACGACTTGGACGCACGGATGCCTGAGCACGCCGGCAGCACCCTGATCGGCTACGAGGTCGCGAACGCGCTCGGCGAGCTGAACCGCTCAAGGCCGAGGTTGGCCGCCCGGGTCGACGCGCAACGCGGCGGCCTGGCGTCGTATGCGTATGCGGCGAAACTGCTGCTGCACGGCATCGACTTGTTCTGCGAGAAGTACGCGATCCGTGAGCCGTCGGATGTCGGCCGCCTCCAACTGGTGACGGTGCGCAAGCCGTACGGCATGACGGTGATGATCGAGATGCCGCCGGAGCGTAGGCGGCTGCGCACGGCGGTCGGGTCGGCACGGGCGTTGGAGGTCGTGTCGGAGCGCATCACCGTCGGGTCGGAGATGGGTGGCCGCGAGATGGCGTGGCTGTTGGCGCGCATGAAACGGGTGCAGGAGTGGGCGTCGCAGGACAACATCGCTGACGCGATCGAGGAGCTGTTCCATGCGATCGACCGGCACTGTGACATCAACGTGGTCGACCCTAGGTTTCTGACGGTCGACGGGATCTTCGCGCGTGGCCTGCGCTACGTCGATCTGACGTTCACGGACGACACGCCCGACCGCCACCGCCGCCGCTAGCCACACCTCTCGGCAGAACGCCGGGGAACGGCTGGCAGAAGCAGAACCGGCGGCTCCAAGGACTGAGGCCGCCGGCTCATGGCGTGGATCGCAGCGAATCATCTGCGTCTAACGGGCTCGACACGCCTTACCCGACGCGCCGAAGCATAGCGCGCGTTCCCTGTTCCTTCGATCACCGTGGAGGTGGTTGCATTGGGTCTCAAGTTCGGCCGTCTCCGCGAGGCGTCGGCGGCATCCGCGTCCGGCACGCTCGAGCGCGGGACGAAGGAGTGTCCGACGTGCGACGGGTCCGGCAAGATCATGGACGGCAACCGCGACTGCCCGGACTGCAACGGCAGCGGCCACGTCCGTGAGGCCAGCATGGCTGCGGACACCGACCGTGCCGAGGTTGAGGGCGCCGAGGGCCTGGACGACAGCAACTCGGTCGAGGTTGACGACTGCCCGGATTGCGACAACGGCCTGAACGCCGACGGGACGCCGTGCTCAACGTGTGATGGTGCGGGGTGGACGGCGGTTCGCGAAGCGGTTCTGTCGACGGCGGCGCGCAAGCGCATCCCGAAAAGCAACTTCGCAATCCCGTCCAAGGCGCCCGACTCGGGCAGCTACCCGATCCCGGACATCGCCCATGCGCGCAACGCGCTCGCCCGCTCGAGCGGCAAGCCGGAGGAGGCGACCGTCAAGGCCGCGGTGTATGCGAAGTACCCGCAGTTGAAGGAGTCCGCCGGCGACGCGTCGCTGCGGTTGCAGATCGACGCGCTCGGCTCGCAGCTCGACCGGCTGCGCGAAGGCACCAGCGTGGCGTTGGACCGCCAGGACACGCCGCTGTCTGTCGTCAAGACCACGGACGGCCGTGAAGGCTACGCGGTGGTGCTGATCCGTGAGGGGCGCGGAAACACGGAGGACAACAACTGGTACACCCGCGAGTCGGTCAAGGATCTGGTCGACTCGAAGCGCGCGGATGGGATGCAGGCGTATGCGAACCATCCGCCGCTGGACGAGGAGGACACGCTGCCTGAGCGCAACGTGAAGGAGATCGTCGGCACCTACGCCGACGTCAAGTTCGCCGAGTCCGACGGGAAGGCGACAGCCACGGCGATCCTGGTGCCGATCAAGGGTGCCGGGTACGACTGGGTGCAGACGTTGGCAGAGGCTGCCGCGTCGCATCGTGGGCCGAAGCCACTGTGCGGCATTTCGCTGTACGGCGCGTCGGCCGGCTCCTTCGGCGACCGGCCGGACGGGAGCTACGGGCGGATGGTGTCGGAGATTCACCCCACGTCTGGGGACATCGTTACGAACGCAGGGGCTGGCGGCGAGTTTGTGCGCCGGCTAATGGAGAGCGCGCGGACGCGTCGTGCGCTTCGCGAAACCAGCGACAGAAAGAGGGATCGGATGAAGCTCAGCGAGCTGCAGCCGAAGCTCCGTGAAGCGGCCGAGCGTGTGCGTGAGGCCGATACGGATGAGAAGAAGACCGCGGCGCTCACTGAGCTGGACGAGCTCGCGGCCGCAGAGATCGAGTCGGAACCGTTGACGGTCGATGGGCTGGCTGAAGCTCAGCCCGCGCTGATCGCGCAGCTCCGTGAGTCGGCGAAGGTGGAGGCGGCGAAGGACAACGAGCAGTTGCGTGAGCAGCTCCGCGAGTCGCAGCGTCTGAACCAGGAGACGGCGGCGACGTGGGACACGCTGCGGGTTCTCAAGGAGAACGAGGTTGGTGAGGAGGACGCACCGTGGTTCCTCGATGAGGTGAAGGTGCGTGGGCTGCGCGAGTCGGATGCGATCGAGCAGTTCGTGAAGCAGACGATTGACCGCGAGAAGCGTGTGCGTGAGCGTGCGGTTGCCGCGTATGAGGGCGTCGAGGGTGTGCCGGGCCGTAGGCCGTCGGATGACGGCGAGCGTGGTCTGAGCGTGCTTCGCGAGGCCGGGGTGCCGACCAAGGAGCTGGCTGCCGCTTAGGCGGCCCCGGGCTCAGATAGGAGCAAGCATGACTACTGGACAGAATCCGAGTGCGCGGACGTTTTTCAGCCTGTTTCCGCACAGCGTCGATGTGACGACGGACCAGACCATCAACCTGGGCGACCTGGTCTACTGGGATGGCGTGAACGGCACGTTGAAGCCGCTCACCGCGAGCACGTCGGTTGCCGTGGCCGGGACGGCGCCGTACTACACCGCAGGTTTCTGCGGCGTGGCGGCCGGGTCGAATGATCCGAACATCTACCCGGCTGAGCCGTCAAACGCGTCGAGCGAGTACCTGCCCGGCCTGAAAGTGATTCGCGCCGGGTCGGTGTGGCTGTACTGCACTGCTGGCGAGTTCTACAACAACTTCACGCCGGTGACGGTCGGGGCGACCGCGCAGACCGTGACGCTCGTTGGGGCCACCGCAGCGAACCGTGTCGGGTTCGTGTTGACGCCGACACCAACCTCACCGTCGGGGGCGGCGGGCGGTACGCCGACGCCTGAACTTCTGGCCGGGACCGGGCAGCGAGTCGAAGTGTGGCTTGAGGCCAAGTTCCCGAATATCGGCGTCTTCTAGGCCGCCAAGATAAGGAGAAGAAAGATGCATCTCCGTGAAATCCAGGCGAAGCGGACCGAGAAGATGCGCGAGGCCGCCCGCCAAAGTGCAATCAAGGCGTCGGGTTTCGACCCGGCGGACATCGACTGGTATGACCCGTCGTTCAGCATCAACGGTCTGCGCGAAGCATGCGTGAAGATGCGCGAGGCGACGTCAGCCTCCGCGATGGGCCAGTTGCTGCGCGCCGGCGTGTCGACGTTCATGTTCGACGCGTACCAGGCAGTCCCGACCGTCTACCAGGATCTCGTCACGAGCGTCAGCTCGACGAAGGCTGAGGAGCTGTACGCCCCGCTGTACAACAGCGAGCTGCCGCTCGAGATGCTGCCGTCGGACCCGTTCCCTGACAGCCGGATCCTCGGTATTGACGTGCATGTGCGCAACCGCAAGTTCGGCCGGATGATCACGTTCGAGCGCGAGTTGTTCGACGACGACCAGACCGGCCAGATCGCGCAAAGGGCGGGGAATCTCGGCGAGATGATGAGGTACGTCGAGGAGCTCAACGTGATGAGCGCGATCATCAACGCGAAGGATCCGATTACGGGTGCGTCGGCGTATTCGACGACGATCGGCAACCAGCCGGCTTCGCCGGGGCAGTTGTCGCAGCCGGGGCTCGAGGCGGCGGACATCGCATTGCAGAACATGCTCGACCCGCTCGGCAACTTCCTGCTGGTGATGCCAGACACCGTTCTGGTTTCGCCGGCGGACAAGTTCAACGTGCTGAAGCTGCTGAACAGCACGCTGCAGCCGTCGGTGCCGGGTTCATCGGGCCAGAATGCCGGGACCGCATCGTCCGGTGGGACTGGGTGGACGATGACCGTCAACCCGTTGCAGGGCGAGTACGCGCCGAAGATCAGCCGTTTCCTCCCGGGTGCGACGAGCACGCAGGGCGGACCGGGCCTGACGGGTCCGGGGTTGGACGGGTCGCATGGCGCGGTGTTTCTGCTGCAGGCCGGGAAGGCGACGGTGTTCCAGGACCGTGACGCGTTGGAGATCATGCAGGAGGCTCCGACGGGCGGCACGGCGTTCGAGGTTGACCAGTACCGGTATCGCGTCAGGCGCAGGTTTAATGTCGCGGTTCTGGATGGAAGGTTTTCGTACAGGCTTAACTGATTAACGGCAGCGGCAGGTTTGCACATGCCGGGAAGGGCTGGTAAACTTCCCGGCATGTCAACACCTATCTGTCGCTGGCTCACGATCGGTGGCCACCAAAACAACACGCCCACCGCGCAGGTGCTCGTAGACGCGCAGGACTGGGAGGATCTGGACCGCTACAACTGGTCGATCGGGCAGTCGGGGGCGCGGAAGGTGCCCATTGCGATTCGCGGTGTCGATCTCGCTGGCCGTAGGCGCACAATCACGATGCACCGCGAGATCCTTGGGCTGCAGCAGGACGATCACCGGACGGTTGAGCACATCAACGGCAACCGGCTCGATAACCGTCGGGCGAATCTGCGGATCTACGAACCGAAGAATCCACCCGCGCCGCCGATTACCCAGTCAACCGCGAAGCCCGACGGCCCGTGCATCATGGTGGGAGGCAACCGGCCGCGGCGAAGCGGGCCACCCTCCCAAATCTTCTGGGCGCGGGTTGATGCTGAGGATTACGAGCGGCTGCTGCCGTTTGCGTGGAGTCCGATCAACAAGAAGGGCGGCGTGACGGCTGTGCGCCGCGATCCTCAGCCCGACGGCGGCTACCGCATGGTCCAGATGCACCGCGAAGTGATGGCGGTTGATCATACGAACCCCCTCGTGGTGGATCACATCAACGGCGACTCGCTTGACAACCGGAAGGCGAATCTGCGCTTGGTCACCGTGGCGGAGAACGGCCAGAATCGGCACAAGCTTCAACTTCGCCGGAACAAAGATGGCGAGCGGACGCGTAGTTCGCAGTACCGTGGCGTGACCTTCAACAAGCAGTACGGTGAGATGCCGTGGACGGTGCAGTTGCGGTTCCCGACGGAGGACGAGGCGCACGAGTGCGTGGTGCGCTGGCGGCGCGAGCACATGCCGTTCAGCGAGATGGACAAAGATTAAGGCGTCGGCCTGTCGAGGCCGTCTGTGTGGGGCGCGCGCCGTAAACCTGAGATGCGACGCGCGCCCGCGCAAAGAACGGAGACCCTGGATGCTCAGCGAGACCCAGATCAAGTCGGCAATCCGGCTGCCCGCAGACGCGATTCGGCGTTTGCGGGAGGGCAGCTACCAACTGCCGGATGGCCGGTCGGTGTCGTTTACGGACGCCCAGACGTTGACGGATGCCCGCGACCTGTATGCGGTGTTGAAAGAGCAGCACATGACCGGGTCGAGCAACTTGGAGAACGACATCGTGCGTCAGATCCTTACGGACCTGACGGCTGGCAACATCAGCGCCGCGCAGCACGGTGCGTTGAACGCTTTGCTCGTCAAGTACCGTGGGGCGATCAGCAAACTGCGCGCGTCACCCGACCATCAGGGCCAGGATTACGGGAAGGTCGCACCGCTCGGAACGGGGAGAATAACGCCGTGAACATGATTCAGCCTGATCTTGACGAACTGCTGGAGCCGGGTCCACGGTATGCGGGCCAGGACGTGTTGAGCACGGCGATCGGGTCGGACGCGTTCAGCCACCACCACACGCTGGGGTTGTCGCAGAACGCGGTCGGCTACCCGCTGCGGTTGCGTGTGTCGCGGTTCTATTTCATGGCCGACCCGAAGGTCGCGGTCGACTTGGAGCGCGAGGCCGGCGAGCCGTATGAGCGTGAGGCGAAGGCTGCGTGGTGCGCCGGGCGTGGCTGGCGGTACGTGGTCGTGAAGGACGCGTTCGACGTTGCCGCGTTTGCGGGGACCGTGGATGCGGACGCGGCGCCGCGGCCACCGGTGCGAAAGGACTAGGGATGCGCCATCTCGCCGACGTGGTCGTGGACGACCGAGACAACGTGGTCGGCAACACGAAACTGAAGGCGCTGTGCGGCGCGACTGGATCGAACGTGCTGCCTGCTGGCACGCCGTCGGACGGTCCGGACGTGTGTCCGCAGTGTCTTGCGTTGGCCGGTAGGGAGTAGCCGTGACCGTCTGGTCGCCGGGCAGCCAGAACCCGACCGTTCAGACCGCGCGCTACCAGGTGCGCAAGCAGATCCGTGACGGCGTGCCGGAGCTCGACGCGACGCCGGTGCCGTTCGAGATCGTCCGTCTCGAGGATCTCTCCGACCAGATCGTGCAGCAGGCGACGCCGGCGCAGACCCGGTTTCAGCTTCGCTTTCAGAACGTGCCGCTCGAGCAGTACGTCACGGTCAACGCGATCCCGGGCACGCTGGTGGCCTACGTCGATGCGTGGACGCCGACAGCGCCCGTGCAGGATGTGGATCAGAACGGCAACTTCGTGCTGCCGGTCGCTCCGGTCGCGTCGCTGAAGATCAGCTACGGCTGGCAGTTCTTCAACGATCCGGACATCGACACGTTCGTCGATCAGTCGCGCCAGTGGCTGCGCGAGTACCAGTCGGTCACGAACGTCCCTGACGGCTTGAATCCGGCGCTGATCAGCTACGCGTCGTCGATCGCGTTGCGGGCGCTCGCACGTCTGATGACGTTGGGGGCGGTGAAGGGCGGCGACGCGGACATCGACCTTGGGGCGTTGACGAAGGCGTATCTGGCGGAGGCGACGCAGCTTGAGGCGAAGGCGTGCCAGCAGCGGTCGGATTACTGGTCGCGCGGCCCGGAGAAGCTGGACCCGACGAACGTGAGCGTGTCGGGTGTGGGCGCACGGGACTGGACGCCGCAGCGCTGATGGATGAGGACGACCGTCCGGCGGAGGAGCCGATCCAGAGTTCCGAGGAGATCATCGCGGCGCAGGTCGGCGAGTTTCAGAATCGGGCGATCGTGTTCCGCCGCTACTACGCGTGCTTGACGGCCGCCGGATTCACGGATGCGCAGGCGATGCGGCTGGTCGTGGCGTTCCAGATCACGCTGGATCGCAAGTGAGCTTTGCGGCGGCTGTAGCGTTCGCGGCATGGGTAGTGGACGTGGCATGAGCAGGAACTCGGGTGGGCCGCGGATGCCGCGTCCGGACGAGATTGCCGCAGCGATGGCGGCGCAGCCGGCGCAGCCGCGCAGGTCCGCGCCGCGCAGGCGCTATCCGCACGTGAACATCCTGTTCGAGCCGGCGATCAACAACGGCTTGGAGATGGTGCTGCAGTATCCGCCCGCGCCGTTGCCACCCACCGAGGAGGTTTCGGTGCCTTGGGATCTGCCGTCGCTGCGGCGGTTCGCGACGAGCGTGCTGGCGATGCTCGACAAGCTTGAAGCTGGGGTGCCCGTAGACGAGCAGGACTCACCGTCGGACGAGCAGATCGCCGAGATGATGGGCGAGCCCGTCGAGGTCGACCGCGAGCTTTGCGCGACGTGCAACGGGCGCGGCGAGACGCCCGAGAAGCCCGGCGAGCCGTGCGCGGGCTGCAACGGCGCTGGCTTCGTTCTCGCGGCGCAGTGAGGCTCGTGGTCGGAGCGCCGGTGGCCGAGAGGGCTTGGGCGCTCCCGAAGTGGCTGGACTGCTTGGAGCGTCAGACGGTGAAGCCCGACGCGTTCGCGTTCGTCTACAGCGAGAGCGCCGACGGAACGCTCGATCTCCTTGAGCGCAAGCAGCAGGAGGCGGAGGTGTACATCGAGTTCGCGGCGGAGCCGTTCATCCCGCGCGGCCGCCGCAATGAGGACCGGGCGCTCGCGTTCACGCAGCTCGCCAAGCACCGCAACACGCTGCTGCGCCACGCGCTGCGCATGGACGCCGACGTGTTCTTCTCGCTCGACACCGACGTGTTCCTGACCGACCCGACGTCGATCGAGCAACTGCTGGACGCTCTGCACTACCTGCCGGTCGCGTCGCCGTTGACCTACCTGCACAAGCTGGGTCCGGAGTCGCGCTGCTACAACGCCGGGTTCTGGCGCACCTACGATCGCTCGGAGACGAGGGCGTGGGAGCGCGCGACCTTCGAGCAGGTGGAGCACGAGAACGGCGGCGTGCTTGAGGTGGACATTCCGATGGCGGCGGTGATGATGCCGCGCTGGGTCGCCGAGGACTGCGCGTACGCGTACCACGAGACGGGCGAGGATGCCGGCTTCGCGCAGTCGCTGGACTTTCACGGCTTCAAGACGGCGTGGCTGACGGGGCTGTACGCGCCGCACGTGATGGAGCCGGAGATGCTCGGGACGATGGGGATGGTCGAGTGAGGCTTCCGCCGTTCACGCTCGTCGGCCCGCTCGCTGGCGCTGACGGATACGGCCACTCGGCGGAGCAGCTTGTGCTCGCCGCCCGTGACCTTGGCGCCGACGTCGCATTCGTCGTGCACGACTGGAACCAGCCCGAGCACTCAAGCCCCGAGTTCCTCGCCTTGCAGAAGCCCACCAGCGAGGTCGCGGAGCGGCCGTTGAGCGTCGTCTACTTCCTGCCGTTCGCGTTCACCAGGCCGGAGTTCCGCTCGAAGGTGACGGTCGGCATGACGATGTTCGAGACCGACGCGATCCCGCCGTTCTGGGTCGGGCCGTGCAACGCGACGGACGGGCTGATCGTGCCGTCGCAGCACTGCGCCGACGCGTTCGAGCGGGGCGGCGTGAAGGTGCCGATCAAGGTGGCGCCGCTCGGCGTCGACACCGCCTTCTACACGCCGGAGCGCGAGAAGGGCTACGGCGCCGAGTTCTGGTTCCTGATGGCCGGGCTGCTGCACTACCGCAAGGGCGTCGAGTACGCGATCCGCGCGTTCCGTGAGGAGTTCGATCGTGACGAGCCGGTCCGGCTGTGGTTGAAGACCCGCAACGGCCACTTGGACACCGGCGGTGAGTCGGTTGACGATCCGCGGATCAGCGTGATCGACCAGGACTACACGCGCGATCAGATGCGCCAGACCTACCGGGACGCGGACTGCTTCATCGCATGCAGCCGCGGCGAGGCGTCGGGGCTCACGCCACGGGAAGCAATGGCCTGCGGGACGCCGGTGATCTTGACGGACTGGGGCGGACTGCACGAGCTCGCGGATCCGGATCACTGCTACGTGACGGGGATCGACGGGCTTGAGCCGGCGCCGTTGGAGTGCTCGAGCTACAGCGCCGGCGTCGCGGGCAGACAGCCGATCGGCAGCTTTTGTGTTCCTTCCGTCAGCGAGCTGCGGGCTGCGATGCGCAAGGCCGCGAGCGACCGGACTGCCAACGGCGCGATGGGCACGCGTGCGGCGATCGCAATGGATCGTTGGTCGTGGCCGCGATGTGCGAGCAAGTGGTTGGCGGCGATCAGCGAGCTGTGGGAGAAGGCGTCGAAGTGAAGCCGCGTAGGACACCGTCGAGCAACTTCGTGTTCCGGCTGCCGGGAGGCACTGAAGATAGCGATCTTTGGTGCGAGCAGCTTGAGGAGAACGGCAAGCCGATCGTCCGTTCGGTGTGGGAGCCGTCGAAGAAGGAGCGTGCGGCGATCGCGGCTGGCGACAACATCGAGCTGATGGTCTGGGGCGAAGGGACGCCGCCGGTGATGTTGGGCGTGACGGATGAGCGGCCGGGTCGATGATCACCGCGCAGCTACTCGTCGGTCAGTTCTGCGAGCCCTTCCTTGAAGCCGCCCTGGAGTCTGTGTCGTGGGTTGACTCGGTGGCGTGTGTCAACACGCATCCGGACACGCCGGGTGGCCGCGAGAACCGCGAGAAGGTGTTCGCGACGGTGCCGTCGAGCAAGCTGCGCTACGCCGAGTACAAGCAGGGGCCGGACGGTTTCAGCTTCGCGGAGGCGCGCAACCAGGCGCTCGCGATGATCGACCACACCAACTCGCACCCGTTCGTGCTCTGGCTCGACGCCGACGACATCCACGCCCCGGAGTTCGCGGGCATCGTCCACGAGCTTCTAGCCCAGGGCGCCGACTCGATCACGGCCGAGTTCATGCACTTCGTGGTCTACCAGGACGCGGTTCAGGCGGTCTTTCCGCGTGAGGTGATCTACAAGCTGGGCGCCGGCACGCAGTGGATCGGCAAGGTGCACGAGACGCTGCTGACGACGCGCACCAATCCGGTCGTCGCGCCGTACCGCTGGTTCCACGCGAGCTACATTCGCGGGCAGCGCGCGGTGTTCGACCGCTGGAAGTTCTACGCGGACCTCGTCGGTGACTTCCGCCACTACGACGGCCAGAACCCGGACACGATCATCAGCGACCGCGTGAGCGTGGCGAGGCGGCTGGAGATGGAGTGGCCCGAGGTCGCGGCTGAGGCGCTCAAGGATGTGCCGTTCTGTCCGCATGAGCTTGCTGGGGAGCGGCCGTGGGATCCGCCGACGGTCGGGTTTGTGATGATCCTGCACCACGACGATCCGCCGGTCCGCGGCGAGGCGCTCAACACGTTCCATGAGACGGTCGGCGATCATGCCGAGTTGTGGTTCTGCTACAACGGCGACGAGCAGTCGCTGTGTGAGTCGCTGAACGAGGGCTTCTCCCACTTCCGTGAGCGCAGCTTCGACTACATCGGCTGGATCCATCCAGACATGCTTTTCGATGACCCGGAGTGGCTGAACGGTCTGCTGACCGAGCTGCGGTGCTGGCCGAAGGTCGGCAAGGTGTGCTCGGCGAACACGCGCGACCCGCTGCCAGCGACGATGATCGATGGCCACGAGCAGTGCTACCTGATCCGGCGTCTCGCGCTCGACGAGATCGGGCTCTTCGACGAGGGCTACCTCGGGATCGGCGGATACGAGGACTGGGACATGAACCGTCGCCTGATCAACGCTGGCTGGCGCGTGGTGACGACGCCGCGGTCGCTGGTCTATCACGTCGGAATGGGGACGCGCAGCAAGCGCGACACCGACGCGGACGCTCGCGCGAACGCCGACTACTACTTCACGAAGTGGGGCACCCGGGAGCCGCCGGTATGACGCACGATCCGCCGCTCGTCTCGATCTGCGTGGTGTCGCTCGACGGCCACGACCGTCTGCGCACGTTGCTCAGGTCGCTGTACGAGCACACGTCGCACATCGACTACGAGGTCGTGATCGTCGAGTCGGGGAGCCGGGTGCGGGACTACACGTTGCGGATGAACCGGGCGCTGATGGCCGGCGCCGGCAAGTACCTCGTCGGACTCAACGATGACGTTGAGGTGACGGCGGGGTGGCTTGACCCGTTGCTCGCGGCAGTCAGCGCGTGGTCGCCGGTCGTCTTCCCGGACCAGTCGAGCACGGACGGCCTTCAGTGCATCGTCGGCTGGTGCGTCGTGTTCGATGCGGAGTGGGCGCGCGCACACGGCCCGTACGACTCGCGGTTCTCGCTGTGGTGCTCCGACATCGACCTGGCGAAGCGGCTGGTCAATGCGCGGATCCCGGCGCGGCGTGTGGCGATCCCGACACCGCTGATCCATGAGTTGTCGGCGACGATGGGCCGTCAGGACATCCGCGATGAGTTCCAAGCCGACTGCGTGGCCGATCTCGACGCGTACGAGAAGAAGTGGGGAACGCGCGCGGAGACCGACAAGTTCGCGCTGGTCTAGATGCGAGTCGGGCTGCTCACGAGCTGGACGACGCAGTGCGGGATCGCGCAGATGAGCCGGACGCTTGCCGAGGGATTCGCGGCACGTGACGACGTCGAGCTGGTCGTGCTCGGGTCGCGCAACTACGACGAGCGCGAGACCGGAGAGGACGATGTCGAGCTCGACGTGGTGCGGTGCTTCGACGTGGAGCTCTGGAACCGCTACGGCCACCGGGCGCTCGACGTGGAGACGATCCTCGACCTCGGCCTGGACCTGATCCACGTCCAATTCGAGAATGTGCTTTTCCAGCTCGATCGGCTGCACGAGCTGATGGCACGCTTCGACGGTCCCGTGTTCGTGACCTACCACGATTCCTGTAATCCGCCGTCGCTGCGCCACTACGACTTCACTCACGCGTTCACGCACCGCGCCGGTGTTGGGCCCGGCAGCCCGGAGGTCATCCCGTTCCCGATCCGCAAGTTGCCGGCGATCGTCAGGACGTTCGGTTTGGGCCGCACGCGCGAGGACGTGATCGCCCCGATCTGCGACCGCAACGGCTGGGTGTTCGAGAGCTTCGCGACGTCGGAGCAGGCGTTGGGCGGTCAGGCGTGGAAGCCGTGGCGTGAGCTGCACGACTGGCTGAGGGGCGCCGATGCGATCGTGCTGTTCTACGATGAGAACGGGATGGCCGGGTCGTCGCAGGCGGCGCGCACAGCGATAGCGACACGCCGTCCGGTCGTCGTGAACGACACGTCTTGGTTTGCTGAGTTGGAGAGCACCGGCAACTTGTGGAAGGTGCGTGACGAGGATGAGTTGGAGCGCACGCTGCGGAACCTGCTTGCCGACTCGCCACTGATGGGCTTCGCGTCGGTTGAGCGTGTCGTGGATTTGCATGTGCAGCGCTACCGTGAGGCGCTCGCGTGAGCCGGGGTTTGGAGATTGGCGGCGGCCCGCATCCGCAGCGCACCGACTTCGAGCAGTTCGACGCGATCGACTGGTCGGGACGAACGGGATGTTCTTACGTCCTGGGTGACGCGCGCAAGCTGCCGTACCCGAATCACAGCTTCGACGTGGTGTTCGCGAGCAACCTGCTCGAACACTTCCCTTGGCACGAGACCACGGCGGTGCTTCGTGAGTGGGGCCGTGTCCTTGCGGATGACGGGCGCCTTGAGATAGTGGTCCCGGACGTGCTGGGCCAGGTCGCCAACTACCACGCAGGAGTGCGCGACTGGGATTCGACGGTGGAGCTGCTCGCCGGCTCGCAGGACTATGAGGGCAACGCGCACTTCGCGTTTTTCACCCGCTCCACCTTCGCTACGGTGCTTGAGCGCGCTGGGCTACAAGCCGTGAGTGTGGAGTCATCGCATGCGGGCGATGGTCTCACCGCAGTGGCCGTCAGACGTGAGCCCAAGTAGCGCGACGGATAATCTTTGACGCCGCGCCCTGCGTGATCCCGAACTCGGCAGCGAGAGCCCTGCCGGTCTCGCCAGAGGCGGCACGTGATCGAATCTGTCGCACTTGGGCTTCGGTGAGCTTGGCGAGCGAGCTTTGTTCTCCGCGGGCTGGACGACGGCGCCCAGCGATGCGCACGCCGCCGCTCCGGGTCCAGCGCTCCCCGCGCACGATGCGCGAGATGGCTGGCTGTTGCACACCAAAGGCTTCGGCAAGAACGTACTGGTTCTCGCCAGCTGCGTAGCGGCGTCGAACCTCAAGCACCTGGGCCTCGTTGAGTGTCGCCCACCAATGAGTTTCGCCGTGTGGCGCGACGAGTCTGCCGCGATCGACGGCGTCCTGCGCGTTTTCGCTGGGTCCGCCGAGATACAGGTGCGTGGGGTTGCAGCACGGCGGGTTGTCGCAACGATGCAGGACGCAGACGCCGTGATAGGTGCTCGTGTCTTCCGGGATCGGGCCGTTCGTAAGTTCCCAAGCCATGCGATGAGCCGCGACACATCCGCGGCCTGACGATCGCCGGACGCGGCCGTATCCGTGCCTGCCGTCGTTGGCGCCGGTCCACGGCCAACACTCGTCGGGACCGCCAATACGCACCTTCGACCAGAAGCGGTGAGCGTCCATGATTCCCATTGTACGGTACACCTCATGTCGGTAGTGCTGACCCGTCGCGGGCAGCTGTGGCGCGTCGTGCAGGCGTCGCCGTCGCAGCTTGGCTCCAGCTACGCGCTGATCATGCCGGACCTCGCGTTCGAGGTCGTGCCGGTCAGCGACCTTGACCAGCGGCAGGCGTACGCGCTTGAGGCCACGCATGTGTTGTGGGCGCCGCGCTGGCTGACGCTTCTGCGTGAGGACGAGGTGCGCTACGGCAGCTACGTCAACACGGCCGGGCAGGCGCAGGTCTACCGCTACGTCGTGAACGGCAAGCGTGATTTCAGGACCGGCTTCCGGCAGGTGTCCTACTACGTGACGGAGCGCGAATGATCAAGGTCACGTCGATGGGCTTCACGCAGATCCAGCTTGGCTTGGACCGGCGGATCGCGGCGTTGCGCGACATGCGCCCGCAGCTTGAGGCTGCCGCGGAGGTCGTGTATGCGGCGACACGCGAGCGGTTCGACTCGCGCGGCAATGGCCAGTGGGCGCCGCTCGCGGACTCGACGGTCGCACGCAAGACGGCTGGCGGTGCGGTGCAGCCGGATCGTGTGCTGTTTGAGATGGGCGACCTTTACGAGTCAGCGACGTCCCCGACGGGGCCGTACTCCTCGATGGTGCTGCCGACCGATCATGCGGTCGTGCTCGCGATCAACTGGGAGGAGGACGGCTACCAGATCCCGCAGGTGCTCTCGCAGGGCGCCGGTGACGGTGGGGCGTTCCCGGGACGCGGCAAGTGGCATATCCCGCCGCGTCCGATCTGGCCGCCGCCGGAAGAGCTCGTGGTCGAGATCGGTGAGATCCTGATGACGGCGCTGCGAGGGGTCTGAGATGGCGTTGAAGCTGTCCGGCACGTACACGTCGGAGGAGATGCTCGACGTCCTCGCGTACCTGCTTGCGTCGAGTCCGGCCACGAGCGGCGTGCAGTGGATCCTCGGCGACGTCGGGATGGGGACGCCGACCGCGGTGCCGTTCGGGTACGTGAGCTTGCTGAACTCGCAGATCCCGTGGATGACCGCGAATGGTGGCCGGGGCGGTCTGTCGACCGGCGGTGTGGGCGGTCTGGATGACTGGCAGGATACGGTGGCGTTGACGATCGCGTTCGCGAAGCACGCTTACGAGAACCCGGTGCAGGCGAACCCGCCGGCGAACAGTCCGGTGAATCCGGCGCAGCTCGGGTCGGTGCCGCCGTACAAAGAGCAGCCGTCGTGGCGGCTGACGATTCAGCTTGTGGAGCAGGTCAAGATCGTGATGCGCGAGAACATCGTGATCGCGGGGTCCGCCGCGACGACACGGGTCGGCGAGTGGCGTCCGGTTCTGTTGAACGTGCAGGGTGCGATGTACCGGGGTCTGCGGATCACCGTGCAGGCGCAGAGACGCCAGCCGCGGTCTGACTGACCCTTTCCTCAATTGCGTTGGTCCCTCCGTTCAGAACGGCGGGGAACGGCCTGTAGCTGCCAAAGGAGGCGTTGCGTTGAAGCGTCCGAAGCCGATCCCTGTGGACGTTGCGCCCGCGTTGCCGCGCGAGGTCGAAGTTGTCCGCGAGTCGGCGGCATCGTCAGCGAGACGCCCGCATGCCCGGGGCGTGGCGCCGGCGAAGGCAACCAAGACCAAGACCGACCGCGCGACCGCGTCGCGGCCAGCGAACGTGACTCGCGCACGGGCCAAGAAGGCGTCCGTCGCGGCGCCTGCGACCGTGGCGCGCGAGGTCGTCCATGAGTCGAGGGCGGTATCGGCGGCGCGTCCGCACGCGCACGGCGGGGTGCCCGTCGTCCCGCAGGGACGCAAGGCAGAGCTCCAACTGCCGTCGGCGCCGGTTGCCGCAGCCGTTCCACGGCTGGGCGATGACGAGAAGGTCGGCATCCTCGGCTACGGCAACGTGGGCCTCAACCCGTCAGCACCGTCCGCGGCGTTCGTGCAGTACATCGGCACGACGAACCCGTACTCCGTCACGATCGTCGCCGGCGGCGTGCAGCAGACGATCAACGTCGTGCCGGAGCAGGTGATCAACCCGCAGGTCGCGGTCGCGGTCTATCTGCTCGCGCAGTATCCGAACTTCTGGCAGGCCGTGAACGGCTGGACGCCACCGCCGTCAGGTGCGCCGTCGGGCCCGCTGGTCACGATCACCGCGGCGAACTCGCCGTACCAGATCACCTCGGCGAACGAGCTGATCATGTGCGACACGACCGCTGGCCCGATCACCGTCTACCTGCCGAACGCCACGCAGTTCGCGAACTACCAGTTCACGGTCAAGTGCTCCGCGGACGGGGGGACCGGCAACGCGGTGAGCATCCAGCCGTTGCTGGCGGCGACGCCGATCGAGACGATCGACGGCTTGTCGGCTCTGGCGTTGACGTTCCCGATGTCTGCGACGCCGGCGTCCGACGGTAGCGTTTGGCATACGGTCAGCGGGTACGACCAAGGCGGTGGGGGTGGCGGCGGGGGCGTCTCGAGCTTCAACACTCGTACGGGCGCGGTCGTGCTCAACTCCTCCGACGTTGCTGCTGCTCTGCCGTCTTCGGTGGTAACCGCCCTCCCAAACTTCACGAACACCTACACGTGGTCGATCAGCGGCACGCTCGCGGTCGCGTCTGGTGCCACGAACTACATCCCGCCGTTCTACGCATCCGTTGATTCGGGTGTCACGGTAAAGGTGATTGGCGTCCGGTATGTCTGCCGGGTAGGAACCGTGACCGTCGCGCTAAACCAGAACGGATCGGCGGTTAGCAGCATGAGCGCATTGAGTTGCACAAGCTCGGTGACCCATACGTCGGCCGGGACGCCTCCGAGCGTGGCGGACGGCGACGTGTTCGCGATTGTGCTGTCGTCTCCGTCGAGTGCTGACGGGCTGACCGTGACGCTGATCCTCGAAACGACCCAATAGGAGCACTGACATGCCTGCATTTCCTGGCCGAACAGGGTGATGAGCCCGAAGTTGTCGACGTTCACATCCGCGATAGTCTCGACGCTGTCCTGCAGCACACAGGCTGCGGTTGCGCCGGCGGTCTCACTGATACGCCAACCAAGCAGGTATTTGATCTGCCCGGCCGGGATCAATGCCAGGTCTGTGGTGCCTGCGGTGAAACACACCTTGCGTGCCGCGGTGAGCGGATAGGAGCGGTAGACGTTGAGGTCGGTTGTGACTGTGCCTGCGGCCATTGCGTCTACTCCTCTGTGGTGGATTCGTTGTCGGTCAACGCAGCCTCAGCCTTCGACGCCGCACGCCCCGCTGGCCGAACCGGAGCCAACCCCCACCAGAGATCTGATCGAGCGACCCGGTTGATGTGCCCGTGAACGCGAGAGCCAGGCTGTCCGCACTGTCCGCCAGCGACGAACCGGACGCTGCCGAACACGGCCAGTAGTACGATGGCGGAGTCGCCAAGGACGACCGCATCGTATGCGCTGCTCACAGCGTTAGCTCGTCAGTAGACCGTTCGGGCCGTACCACACTTCATCCTGCCCGTGTGCGACCATGTCGTGCTAGTCAGTACAGGGCTGTTTCTGCATGTAACCTCGGGCACCGTTAGCGGTGTCGTCTACTTTACCGGAGGCTGATCATGGCCGACCTTACCACCGCGAACGCAAACGCGATGTTGACAGCGGCGCCATGTGTGCCGACCACCGTCTACTACCTGTCGCTGCACTCCGGCTCGCCGGGCACGACGGGGGCGAACGAGATCACGGGCGGCTCATATGCACGCCAGGCGATCACGTTCGGCACACCCTCCGGAGGCTCGCAGGCTTCAGCGGGTACTGATGCGGCCCAGTCATTCACGGGAATGCCGTTGGAGTCTAGCGGGTGCCCGTACTTCGGTATCTGGTCTGCTAGCACGGGCCCCACGTACGAGGCGGGCGGCACGACGACGGGGCTGTCCGGGTCGATCCCAGCGGGCGCTACGGTGTCGTTCGCGTCGGGTGCCGTGACACTCGCGGTGAGCTAACATGGCCGAGTCGCCGACCGCAGCCGCGAACGGCACCGAAACGCCGACCGTCGGGACCGAAGCCACACTGTTCCAGTCCTCCAGTGCCGGGGTGTTCAGCTTCCATGTCGACACGGTCAACATGGCTGCCGGGGACGTGTTGCAACTACGCATCTACCAGATGATCCTGACGGGCGGCACCACGCGCGTCGCGTACTTTCAGCAGTACACGGATGCGCAGGCGGCGAATGATCTGATTAAGATCAGTGTCCCGATCGCGAATGACATCTCCGATACCGGTGCGATCACCTGCACGCTAAAGCAGACCGCGGGGACCGCTCGCGCGTTCCCCTATAAGGTGTTGCAGTACTGATGGGCGACTGGCCGGAGGACCTTTTCGACCCGGCGTGTGCGCTTGGGGTCGCGGGCTTTCTTTCGGGAGGCTCGCCGATCCCCGATACGTTGTTCGTCACGGGCACGGTGTCCGTGGTTTCGACGGTGTGGCCGACCGCGAACGCCGCACTATGGATACCCGTCTTGGTTCGCAAGGCATTCCTCGTCGAGGGATTCATGTGGTACAACGGCGCGACTGTCTCCGGCAACATTGACGTGGGCATCTACACGGGCGAGCTCGCGAAGATCACAAGCCTCGGGTCGACTGCGCAGTCTGGAACGAACGCGGCGCAGGCGCCCACCGTCACGCCAGTGTGGCTCGACCCGGGGGTGTACAACCTGGCGGTGGCTATGGACAACGGGACGGGCACGTTGCGCGCAGCGGCGCTGTCCAGCAACGCGGGTGGCGCAATCGGCCGGCTCGCGGGGATGGGCTCAATGGCGTCGGCGTTCCCGCTTCCCTCCACGTTGACCTATGCCACCCCGGCAACCAATTCGCTCAGCACGCTCGCGCCAGCGGTCTGCCTGGCTGGAAACCCGGTGTTCTGATGGACTATCCGCGTAACGCGGCGGTACCGCCGTTCATCAACTCCTATATGCGGTGGTGTGGCGCGAACGACGTGAAGATGCTCGGAGGATTGGGCGTCATCCCTGCGGGCATGGCATGGGACACGGCGAACCAAGCGATCTTCATTCCGCTGTTCATCCCGTGGACGTACACCGTCGAGCGCGCGTTCTGGGTCAACGGGTCGGCTGCGGGCGGCAACAGCGACATCGGCATCTTCACGCCCGGCGGCGCGAATCTCTGGTCCGCGGGGAGCACCGTCGGGACGGGCAGCTCAACCGTCCAGTACGTGACGCTTTCAACCCCGCTTCTCCTGTCGCCCGGCGCGTATCTGCTTGGGTTCAATCACAGCGACACGACCGCGAACCGGCTGGTCGGCGGGACGGTGACGGCGATTACGGGCCGGCTGCCTGGGGCGCTGATGCAGGCTTCGGCGTTCCCACTGCCGTCGCCGGCGTCGTTCGCGGCGTTCGCCAAGACCGCGTGGCCGCTGATCGGAATCACCAACACGGCAAGTGGTTTCTGATGCCATGGGGAACTAACTGCCGCCGGCTGACGCGCTCGGGGTTCTGAGATGCCGGCGCCGACTACGCGCCACCTGCTCCAAACGTTCTTTCCGTCCAGGTCAACCTTCACCGCGACCGGCACCGGTAGCTACTCGTTCACCGGGGCGGCGGCCGGAGCGGTAACACTCCCCGCAACCGCGTCCGGTGCGTTCACGTTCCTGGGTGCCGCTAACGGAGCTGTCGGCAGCGTCTACACGGCCGCAGGTGCGGGTGCGTTCACTTTCCTGGGTACGGCGACCGGGTCGATTACGGTATCTGCAACGGCCTCGGGGGCGTACTCGTTCAGTGGCAGTGCAGTCGCCGGCTGGGCGTTGCCCGCAACCGGTGTAGGCGTCTACAGTTTCAGTGGTGCAGCCCCGGGTGCTGTTACCGTTCCCGCGTTCGGTTCGGGTGCGTACACGTTCACAGGCTCGGCCGCGGGGCTGGTCAGCCTGGGCGCAACCGGCACAGCGGCGTTCGCGTGCACGGGTAGCGCTGTAGGCGCAGTCAGCCTGAGCGCGACCGGCCTGAGCGCCTACAGTTTCACGGGTACGGCCGTAGCGGTCTGGGCCGCCGCGACAGGTGCGGCGCAAATCCTGATGATCGTCTGAACTGCCGTGTTTGGCGAGAAGCACCACTTGACACGGGAAGGATTCCCCCAGGCGCCGATGATGCCGATCGTAACAACGTTGTAAGGGAGGGCCAGTCCAGTCTCAAGCCTCCGGGCACCCCAGGGCCGACCTTCCCCCGCAACCGTCTGTCCTCTCCCCGCAGAACGGCGGAGAACAGCTCACACAAACCGAAAGGAGCGGCCCATGCCGCGCTACAGATATCGCGGGCCCGAGGGCATCGGTTCGGGCACGTTCACGAACCCGTTTCTCGGCGAGGTCACCGTCGGCGAGGAGTACGACATCGATGATCCGTCCGGGCTGTTCGCCGGACATCCGGAGTGGGAGCGGGTCACGAAGAAGCGCGAGGACAAGTCCAAGGGTGCCGGCGATACCGGCGACGACTCCGGCGATGACGCCGGGAAGGAGGCGTAAGCCGTGTCTGCAGCCACCATCATGCTCCCGAGGGGGCGGCGTTACGACCGCGACGGGACGCCCACCCTGCGTGATCCGGACGCGCCTCGGACCATCGCCGGAGCGAGCATCGAAAGTGAACGCGTAATTGGGTTCAGCAAGGAGGCGGCGTTCGGCACGTTCGTGACGCCGACGTCTTTCGTGCCGGGCAAGTCGACGTTCACCGGCAACCAGAAGGTCACGCGGCCGGCGCAGTCACGCGCGACACGGTCGCAGGTCGTCGATGTCGTGACCGGCTACGAGCTGGACTTCGTCGTGGCCGGGGAACTGCTGCCGGATGTGTGGTCGCGGCTGTGTGCTGCGGCGTTCGGCAACGGGTCGGACAACTACAGCTCGAGCGGTGGTGCGGCGACGCATTCGCTGACGCCGCAGGCGCAGCTGCCGTCGCTCTCGTTCGAGGAGGACTCGGATGTGATCCCGGGCGAGCAGACGCTGGCCCGTCAGGCGGCCGGGTGTCTCGTCAACCAGTTCCAGATCAAGGCGACGAACCAGTCGATCGTGACGGCGCAGGCGTCTCTGATCGGTCAGCGTGAGCTGACGCCAGCGACGCCGGGGGTGCCGTCGAACGCGAACCCGACGTACTTCGCGACGATCGAGCCGTTCGACTTCAGCCTGCTGTCCGTGACGTACAAGTCGCTCGCGAACACGCAGCTGCTGGATCTGACGCTGATGCTGAACAATCAGGTGCAGCGCGTGTTCAGCTCGAACGGCAAGCTGTATGCGTCCCGGCTGGTGCCGACGTTGCGTGAGGTGACGTTGACGACGTTGCTGGACTTCCTGGATACGACGGTCTACACGGACTGGATCAACGGGACGAAGACGACTGGTTTCGTGTTCACGTTCACGTCGGCGAGCAACATTCCGGCGACGGCGATCCCGTACTCGGTGTCGTTCACGATCCCGGGGACGCGGGCGATGGGCAACTACGTGTTGCAGTCGGCGTCGGACGTGATCCAGCAGAACATCCAGTGGAGCGTCACGTTGGCGGGCTCGAACGAGCTTTCAAGCGTCTGGATAAATGACGAGGCGGGCCAGTATTGACGCCCGCTTTGCGGTTCCGGTAGCGTTTCGCTCATGGACTACCTCGCGACGCACGAGACGCACACCTACCGCTACTCCGACCAGGAGCCGGCGACGTCACGGCTGATACCTGACGGGGTCGACGAGAACGGTCAGGCGAAGCAGAAGTGGGTCACCGCGACGTTCGTCGAGAAGTACGAGATGGCTGCGGCGGAGGCGACGGAGGTCTGGGTGACGTTGCGGATCCCGATCTCGCGGCGCGACATCACGGCGATCACGAACGCGGAGCTCGGTGAGGGCTCGCCGATGGACTCCAAGCGTAAGCAGTTTCTGCATCTGGCGGAGGGCTGGTCGTTCGGGCCGGGCCAGCCGAGGGCTGACGTGTTCGACGAGCTGCGTCTGCCGGTTTGGGATTGGCTGGATGCGTGCGTGATGGACGCGATCGGCCGCGGTGTGCGGAGCTACGAAAAAAAAGGGGATTCGTCACCCAAGCCGTCAAGTTCGCGCGGTACGCGGGCACGGTCGGCGTAAACCTGTCGAAGCTGTCGGATGACGAGCGCAGTCTGCTCGTCCCGCTGTGGCAGGACTGGCAGTTGATGAACCGGCTGCAGTGCACTCAGAACGAGTTGCACGAGATGAACGCGGCGAACGTCGAGATTTTCTTGGCGTTCGCGAAGGGCGAGCACGAGGGGCAGTCGCAGGAGAGCGGCGTCCAGCAGATGCTCAGCCAGTTGCAGTCCCGTCGCGGCTGATAGCGCCGCCGTCCCCCTAGGGAAAGGAGCCGCCGACCTTGCTCGGAGACGGCTCGCAGATCCTCAGTTACCTCGTAGAGGCGATCGACACGGCGTCGCCCGTGTTGCGCGCGGTGCAGGATCAGTTCCTGGCGCTCGACAAGACAGCGCAGTCCGCGATGGCGGGCGTCGCAAAGTCCACGGACGCCGCCACCGCGTCGCTCGGGAAGCTGGAGACGGCGCAGAAGGGGGCCGCCGGGAGCGCGACGGATGCTGCGGCCGCTTCGACGAAGCTCGCGGACTCCCAGAAGGCTGTTGCTGATTCGACGACTGCGGCGGCGGCGGGGACCGCGAAGCTCGATGAGTCACAGATTGGCGCCCTGGCTTCGGCCGGGGCGCTTTCGCGTTCCCATGGGACGTTGGGCGCGAGCTCGAAGGTTGCCTCGGATGCGTCGAAGGGCCACTCGAACGTCCTGACGGATCTGTCGGGGAAGCTGAGCACGGCGTCGAGCAACACGAAGCAGTGGGGGTCGGCGCTGACGGCGTTGAGCGTGCCGCTGCTGGCCGTTGGTGGGGCGAGCCTGTACGCGTCGTCGAAGTTCTCCGGGCTGATGGAGCAGCTGCACACGCAGGCTGGGTACTCGCAGAAGGCGGTCGATCAGCTTTCCACGGCGGTCGTGAAGCTGTCGCCGTCGCTGGCGCAGACACCTGACGCGCTGGCGCTGGCGCTGTACCACATCGCGTCGGTCGGGATCCCGGCAGGCAAGGCGCTTGACGTGGTGAAGGCGGCGGCTGAGGGCGCGAACATCAGCGGCGCGAACCTCGACGACGTCGGCAACGCGCTGTCGACGACGTTGAAGAACTTCCCGACGATCGCCGGTGGGGCGACCGGGGCGATGGCTGACCTGGTCGCGATCGTCGGTCACGGCAACCTGCACCTCCAGGACTTGGTCACGAACCTCGGCAAGATCGTGCCGGTCGCCAAGTCGATCGGCCTGACGCTGCCGGACGTTGGTGCGGCGGTCGACGTGTTGACCTCCCACGGGCTCGCTGCGTCGCAGGCTACGACTGCTTTGCGGTTCGCGTTCACCGAGCTCGAGCGGCCGTCAGCGACGGCGATCGGGGCGCTCGGCTCGATCGGGTTGAGCCAGACGCAGCTCGCGCAGGACATGACGAAGCCGGACGGGCTGCTCGTCGCGCTGCGGGATCTGAAGAGCCATCTCAACGACACGTTCCCGCCGGGGCAGACGCTGACGCTGAAGCAGCAGCAGGCCGCGATCGACCAGTACGCCGAGTCGCTGCGCAAGGCCGGGACGGCTGGCACGACGTACACGGCGGACATGGCGAAGTACTACGAGATGATCACGAGCGGCTCGGGCTCGAAGGTGATGCAGTCCCAGTCGATCCTGAACATCTTCGGTGGCGCGCGCGGGGCGCAGGGTGCCCTGCCGTTGCTGCAGAACATTCCGGAGCTGGCGGGGCTGTACAAGACGATCCCGGTTGGCAAGACTGCGGTTGACCAGTTGAACCAGTCGGTTCAGGCGTGGGACAAGACGCAGTCGGGCCAGTTGCAGCACCTGAAGGCCGGGATTGAGGCGGCCGGTGTGGCGATCGGCGAGGATCTCGGGCCGATCGCGCTGCCGGTGCTGCACGACATCACGAGCGGCGTTGAGGGCATCGCGAAGGCGTTCTCGAACATGCCGGGTCCGGTGAAGGATGCGGTCAGCGCGCTGGTGGGGATCGGCATCGTGGTCGGGCCGCTGCTGCTCATCACGTCGAAGCTCCTGCGGATCGGGTCGCTGCTGAGCGGTCTGGGTGGCCGGGCGCTCGGCGGCGGCGGTGGCGCGGCGAGCGAGGTCGGTGGTGTGGCGGCCGGTAGTAGTTCGAGTCTGGCCGGGATGATGTACGGGGTCCGTGGTCCGGCGATGCCGGGGTCGATCACGAACCCGATTGCGGTACAGATGGCTGGCGGGATCGTCGGTGGCGCCGCGGCGGATACGGCTGAGGCTGAGACCGTGGCGGCTGAGGGCGGCATTGCGGGGGAGACGCGGACTGCTGGCGGTGTGATCCTGCCGGCGGGCGTGAGCGCCGCGACCGCCGAGACGTCGTCGGTGGCTTCGGCTGGCGCGGCGGCGAGCCTGCTACCTGCTGCGGAGGAGTCGGCCGTTGGTGTCGGTCTGGTTGCGTCGTTGAAGGGTGCGTTGCCGGGTGTGATCGGCAGCGCGATGAAGGGCGGCATGATCGCGATCGGCGGGTCGATGGCTGCGCAGATGGTCGGCAGCATAATCGGCGGCGGCACCGGGAAGGTCGTGTCGTCGGTCGGCACGGATGCCGCGTACGGTGCGGGCATCGGTTCGATCATCCCGGGCGTGGGGACGCTGGCTGGGGCTGGGGTGGGCGCTCTGTTTGGGGCGGCGCAGAGCTTGTCCGGCGGCTCGAGTCCGAGCCAAGCGATCCAGCAGCTCGTCAAGGACTTCCAGCAGCTGTCTGCGGCGCCGGACCCGACGAAAATGGAGGCGCTGCACGACGCGATCCTGAAGTTCAAGGGGACCGGCCTGGTGGGCGGGACGCAGCTCGCGGATCTGCAGAAGCTGGCGGCGGCGACGGCTCCGGTGACGGTCGCGTTCGACGAGCTGTCCGGCAAAGCGTCGCTGACCCAGACGAACGTGGCAACGGACTTCGCGACCCTGGTCCAGTCGATCGGCACGAAGATGGCTGACGGTCAGGTGTCGGTGCAGAAGGGGAGCGCGGCGATCGCGGCGCTGATGCAGTTCCCGCAGGCCAAGTCGAATCTTGGTTCGGCGTTCGAGTCGATGGTGTCGAAGATCACGTCGGAGATGGCCGACGGGACGCTGTCGGTGAAGTACGGCGTGTCGCAGATCAACCAAGCGCTCGACCAGATCAAGACGCAGATCGCGGTCAACGTGACCGTCAACCCGGTCACGTCGGGCAACTTGAGCGGGAATGTGTTCAACACGTCGCCGACCCCAGCGGTCAAGGGGGTCAAGCGGCACTCGTTCGCGTCGTCGGCTGCGTGGGCCAACGCCCTGCTCGCGGCCATGGGCGTCAAGTCGAGCACGGGCGCCGTTACTGCGCTTGAAGACTTCCAAACACACGAGGGACCGTTCGGCACGCAGGCCGCCTACAATCCGCTGAATGTCAGTGGACCGCTCGTGGGCACGGGCAAGTTCGACGGCACCCCGGCCGAGAACTATGGCTCGCCGACGGCTGGCATCCAAGGGGAGCTCGCCTACTTCCAGACGTACGGGCCGGGCGTTATTGCGGCGCTGAAGACCGGGAACGTGGCCGCGGTCGAGCAGGCCGTACACAATCTCGGGCCCAACGCTTTCGGCAACGACACGAGCACGCCGTGGGCCAGCTCTCCCCAGTTCGGTGTGGCGGCTCCGGGCATTAAGACGACCCCGCCGAGTAGCGTCGGCGGCGAGACGAACATCTACAAGCCCTCCAAGACGACGGGCGGTGGCGGCAAGCCGACGATCCCGGCCGAGAACCCCGCGAAGCCGGCGGCCGTGTCGAGCCATTTCAACTGGCAGACCGGCACCGTCCAGATGATGACCGCGGCGGCGTACAAGGCGCTGCAGGCCGCGTGGGACTCGCCGTCGAACGCGTTGAACCAGGGCGGCACGATCGGGATGCCAACATCGGCGACGGCGCTGACGACCGACCAGACGAACCTGACGAGCGGGACCGCGATCTCGATGGCAGGCCTCGGGACAGAGGTCATCCGTGCCGCGAAGGCGCAGGGTGCCTCGACGGTGGCGCAGGTCTCGACCGGCCAGATGTCGACTTCGGCCGGGATGAAGTCGCTGACGTCGCAGCTGTCGGACGCGCGCACGAACGGCAACCAGGCGCTGATCAACTCGATCCTGAAGGACTACGAGTCGGTGATCAAGACCGCCGGCGCGAACGTCGTCTCGGCGGTGCAGGCGAACTCCGGCTACGGTGCCGCCGGCGCTGATCAGACCGCGATCGGTACGTTGAAGTCGCTGATCTCGGCCGCGCGCGCGAAGAACGACACGGCCCTAGTGACGTCGCTGACGAAGGACACGCAGTCGGTGATCGCCCAGTACGGCAAGGACGTGACGACGAACTTCCAGGCGAACCTGTCGAACATCAACCTGCAGGAGCAGTTGTCGATTAGCGATCAGCAGCTCGGGCTGTCGCCGACCGCGAAGGCGACGGTCACGAAGAAGGGCGCGATCAGCTTCGCGAAGGTCACTGCGGCACCGCAGCCGCTGCTGACCTCCCAGACCGACCCGCAGTACCTGCAGGCGCAGATCAGCGCCTACGGCACCTACATGGCGCAGTTGACGAAGGAGGGGACGCAGGACCAGTCGATCCTGACCGCGCAGATGAAGCTGCCGTTGAAGAAGCGCAACGACGCGCTGATCGATTCGACGAAGACCGACATCCAGACCGTCAGCAATGCGCTGCTGTCCGCCAACGTCGATGTCGCTGGGTTGCAGGAGGCGTACCAGCAGGCCGTGTACACGGCGTTCGTGACGAGCTTCCAGACGATCGAGCAGGGCCTTGAGACTGCGTCGTCGAACACGGGGACGCTCGTCACCGCCGCGGATAGTCTCGCGACTGGGGCTGGGACGAGCATGACGGCGTTGCAGGCGCTGTCGAGTCAGCAGGGAGGTCTGACGGGGCCGCAGATCGCGCAGGCCAACGCTGATCTTCAGACGTTCATTCAGGGCCAGTACGGGCAGGAGTCGTCGCTCGTCGGCGCGGGGAATGCGGGCAGCGGTCTCGGGAGTCTGCTCGGGCCGATCGTCAGCGCGATGAGCACCCCGGGCGGCATCTCGCAGGGCCAGTACGGGCAGTGGGCGAACCTGTTCGGCGGCAACAACAGCGCGCTCGGCAGCGACTTCACGGCGCTCTCCGGCGTCAATGGCCAGTTGAGCCCGTCGGACACGCTGACGGCCGTTTCGAGCGTCGACAATCTGCTCTCCACGCTGGCGGGGCTGATCGCGGCGATCACCACGCAGACGACGGCGACGAACACGTTGACCGGCGCGACGATCCAGAACTCGGCGGTCGTCTCAACGTTCGGCGGCCAGGTTTCGTTCACGGTTCCGGGCGACACTTCGGGGATGACCTATCTTGCGGGCACGACACCGTCGAGCACCGACACGACACACATCGGGGTGGGGATGTAAATGGGCTTGACGATTGAAGGTCTGGCGCTGGACGATCCGATCCAGTTCTTTGAGCAGCTCGGCGATCCGGTCGCGGACTTCGGCGGCACGCCGGTGCCGGCGCCGCGGCAGGCGTTGCGTCACGCGATCTCGATCCCGACGTACGGCCCGAACGCGGGTGGTGTGCTGTCCACGTTGGCGCAGAACCTGACGGTCCGTCGCCAGTTGCGCTCGCTGCTGAACAACAGCCCGTACAAGCTGGCCGGGCTCTACATGGTGTGGGTGGCCGATCCGGAGCAGAGCGGCTGGTACGTGCCGGACATGGGGCAGCTCACGGACGGGCAGGGGCAGGCCGGTTTGGCGACGGGCTGGTTCCAGGTGATGAACGTGGTGTGGCGCAAGGCGGGTGCTCGGCGGACGCACCGTCGGGCGGCGCAGATCATGATGCTGTCCTACCTGGGGGGCACAAACGCGCGCGACTATCTGCAGCGCGTCTACTCCACCGACTTCTCCGCGCTGACGCCGTTGGCGGTCACGTATCTTCCGCCGGGCGTCGTCGACATCGTCAACAGCTCGAGCTACGCGGCGGTCACCGGGAACGCGCTGAGCACCGGCTTCGACGGGACCGCCCCGGTCGTGATCACAGGCCAGGCGAACCTGACGGTCTGCAGCTACGAGCAGCCGGAGACCAACCAGTTCAACGGCGGCGTGATCGCCTATGACCGGTTGGGCGCGAACACGTCGACGACGGAGGCGAACTGGCAGCAGGTGTGGGGTCCGGACTGGCCGTGGTATTGGCCGACGTCGGAGACGGCGAACCCGGACACGCCGGTGCTGGAGAACGGCCAGTGCCGAGTGCGCTATGACGCGACGAACACGCCAGGATGGCGGATCGACACATGGTCGGGTAGCGCTTGGGTGGAGCAGTGCAAGGTTTGGATCCTCCGCGGTGGCTACGGTGTCACCCAATATCCGGAGAGCGTCTTGCAGAGCGCCGGGCTTGAGGAGTACACGCCGGAGCGGGCCGTGATGAAGTGCGTGATGACCGCCGCCGGCGATGCGACGTCGCGCGAGATCATCTTCATCACACTGCAGCGCGGCTGGTCGGGTCCAAGGTTCGAGGTGTACCCGGCGCTCCTGTCGCCCGGAAACCAGGATGGAGCCAGCATCGTGATCACGCCAGCCGCGGTAGACGCTGACGACAGTGCGTTCTGCTTGGTGGGCGGCGCGGGCGTAAATGATTCAACGGCGCTTGGCACGGGCCACACGGGACTGTTCTCCGGTGTCACCCTCTTCAACGCTAACTCCTCGGACAACGGGGCCGGGTTCCTGCGCTCCGCCGCGCCTGGGTCGGGCGGTCTGGCGGCCGGCGGGCAGATCAGCGTCGCGGTGCTGGTGGGCAGCACCGCCGGTTGGCTCTCCGCCAACACCAACGCCTACGGTTCTAACCGCAACACGTTGATGATTCAGAGCCAGTCCACGGGCTACGTGTCGGCGCACCTCGGGTTCTCGCCGGTGTTTGCACACCAGGTCATGGAGTGTGAGAACATGACGCTCGCCTCCGGCACGTCGAGCACGGCGGACGCGACGGCATCCGGCGCCTACGCGGCGACGGCGACGCGGACGTCGCAAGCGACCCATGTGACCCAAACAGGCTGGCCGGACACGGCGGCCGGAGTGTTCCGGGTGTTCGCGCGGGTGCGCGTCAGCGCGGGCACCGGCAGCGTGCTGGCGGCCACCGGCCTCACCTTGGGGTCGGCGACGACCACAACGTCGACGTCGTATGTGTGGCTCGACTTGGGCGACATCAACTCGTCGGGTACGCTGGCGATACGGGCATGGATCAGCACCGGCTCCGGCACGATCTACGTGGACCGTATCGAAGCCTACCTGCGCTCCGCAAACTCCCGCGGATACGCCCCGGCGGGCACGCAGGATCTGGGCCAGTCGGCGCTCTACAACAGCCAGGTGATCGGCGGGATCGTGTCGCGTGCCTGAGATCCTGAAGCTCGACCCGCAGCTCTACAGTCTCCGTCACATCAGGGTCGGCACCGGTTATGCGGCGGCACTCCCGAACGCGTCCACCGTGACCGTGCTGGGGCAGTCCACATCGTTCGAGGAGTTGCCGATCAGCGAGTTGCTCGCCAGCCCGGACCTCGTGAACGGCACATGGACGGCCCGGTTGGGTGATGCGGGGACGTGGCAGATCCAGGTGCCGAACAAGCCGGCGTCGGACGGTGTGGCGTGGCTCGCACGGTTCAGCAACGCCGGCAAAGGCGACTGGGTTGAGATCAAGCGCGCCGGCTATCTGGAGTTCAACGGCTGCGTGGAGTCGATCACGAGCGACTACCAGAAGATCACGATCGGCGGCCACGACGGCTTCTGGTGCCTGAAGAGCGCGTACGAGCGCGACTGGCAGTGCCTGCAGGCGCCACGGGACGTGATGAGTCACGCGTCCGAGGTGCCGGTGCCGGTGCTCGTCGACACCTTCCAGGAGGCGTCGCTCGCGGGTATCTGGACCTTCGACCACACGTCAGGCGGCAGCTACTCGATCGGGCCCACCGGCCTGACGCTGACGATCACGAACGGCAACGGCGACACGGCGGAAGTCCTGGGCGGCTCACCGTCGGCGATCACGTCGGCGCAAACCAAGTGGTCGATGTCGGCCACGGTGTCGCTCGACAACGTGCCTTCCAACCAGTTCGCCTTCACGATGGGCCTCTATCCGGGCGGGACGGTGAACGTGACGGGCCCGTCGTCGTCCCCGCTGGCCGCGATGGGCTACAGCAGTTGGACCAGCGTCGGGACGACGATCCCGGTGGTGGCCTTCACGGGGCCCGTTGCGGTCGTCGTGGAGTGCGACGGCCAGTGGATCCGCGCGTACGTCAACGGGCAGCTCATCGGGTATCAGCCCGCTCCGTCGGGGCCTGCCGTCCCGTATGTGGCGCTCCTGTGCGCGAACAGCATCGGGCCCAGCGTCGCGTCGGTGCTGGTCACCGACTTCGTGTTCGAGCAGTGGCAGCCGTTCCTGATGGCCGGATCGGACCAGGGCGACTACGTGCTGCCCGGCACCGCGGCGACCTATCCGACGGGCGGCCTGCACGCCCGCTACTACAACGATGTTGCGTCGGGCGGCTTGAGCGGCGCGGCGTATCTGAACACGGTGCTGACGCCAGGCAAGGACAATCCGGCGTCCGGTCAGCCTACGCCGTACGACGTGATCGAGCCGATCCTCGACACGAGCGAGTACCCCGGGGCGCACGTCACGTCCGGGTTCGCGGCGACGAACTGGTCAGCCAAGTTCTTCGGGGCGGTCTGGCTGCCGCTCGCGCAGGGCAACGTCAACATGCAGGTCACCGACGGCGGCTGGGTTGGCACCAACGGTGTTCGTGTGTGGATCGGCAAGACCCAGTTCGGCACGCAGCTCGTCGATCAGTGGACGCTCACGACGTCGTGGTCGCAGACGTTCACGGTCAACGCCGCGGCGCTCGCGAACGGTTCCGGGGTGAGTGAGAGCGGCTGGTATCCGATCATCATCGAGTACGCCAACGGGACGGGGACGCACGGGCCGGGGCTCTACTTCAACGCGTCGGGCTTCACGTGGACCGACCCGGGCGGCGCGACGATCCCGAACTACACGATCCCGGTCCCGTCGACGTCCCTTTCGCCGCTCGGCTGTATCGACCAGCGCTACCAGGGCGTCAGCTACTTCGACATGTACCAGCAGACTGCCAACGCGTTCGGCTACCAGTTCGCGTGCGAGCCGCAGCAGCTCGAGTCCGGCCTGTTCCCGGGCAACCTGTGTCCACGGGTTCGTGAGGGCCACGACACCGACGAGTTGATCCAGGCGGATCTCTCCGACGGTGTGTCGCCGATCATCAACTACAGCAACGTGTCGGACGCGACCGACCAGTGGTCGAGCGTCTATGCGATCGGTGCCGGGATCAGTGACGGGCAGGGCTCGCAGCTGCAGTCGCAGGTGTTCGCGCTCGCCAACATCGCCGCGAACCTGTTCGACTTGCAGGGCTGGATCGACGCGTCGGACGTCAGCTACCAGGAGCTGTTGAACGCACGGGCGTCGGCGCAGTTGGCGTTGCAGGAGACGCCGTGGGAGAACCTGACGGGCGATCCGCGCGCGACGGACCGTCTGGCTGACACGTTCCCGGTGACCGGCAATCTGAGCGAGTTCCACTTCCGGCCGGGTGATGGGGTGCGCATGTGGCTGCCGGACATCGGCGTGGAGGACGATACGCCGCGGCAGATGACTCAGGTGACGCGCACGTTCGGGCCGACCGGCCGTGTGAGCTCCACGATGACGCCGGCGAATGTGCCGGAGAATCTGCTCAACACGCCGGGCAGCAACGCGAACGCGCTATCGAACCGCTCGAAGACGAAGAAGCACTAGATGCCGAGCGCCTTGAGGCCGATCGGGACGAGGATGACGGCGAGGATGACGAGGAACGCGAGGGCGAGCAGCGTCGAGCCGAGCTGTCCGGTGCCCTTCGATGCGGCGTCGAGCTTGCGGCTGGCGCGCAGGAGCGCGTTGTCTGGCTGCTTGGGCATGATGACCTCCTTGGTCGAGACGGGTATAGCACATCGTCACAAAGATTTTTCTAGCGATCGTTCGCGCAGTCGGTCCCGATAGCGCTTGTCGGCCGCAAAGCGGCACGCGCGACATTGGCGATGACCCTCCCAGTGGTAGGTGTTGGCGTCATCGAACGGGTGTCCCTTTGGGCAGTGGGTCTTCGCCGCGTTGACGGCCGGGTGGCCGACGCCCCGCAGTAGATTGACCTGCCGCGTCGCGGGCTCAACGTGCGCCGGATTCACGCAGCGTCGCACTCGGCAGAGATGGTCAAGATCGAGCTCCGCCGGGACAGGCGCGACCACCAGTTCGTAGGCGATGCGGTGCGCCGGGCGCTGACGGTCAGGCATCTTGAAGACGCCATACCCCTTGGTAGTTCCGGCTAGCCAAATCCAGCATGGGCCAAGGTGCGGCGCGTAGTCTGGCACCGGGCCATCCTTATCGACCTTCGACCAGAACCGCTCGACGGGATCTTTGGAGAGATGTATGGGGTAGCGGACATACAGCGGATCGCCGTGACGCCGCCAACGTGCGTAGTGCCTACTGCACAAGCCCCAACCGCACACGGCCCCGCCGCACCCCTCGATCGAGCATGTACGCTTCGCCATATCGGAACCTCCCAGCAGTAGGGACCGGTCACGCCCTCGGACGTCGCGTCGTCGCGAGGGCACACTCTTCGAGACGGAGGATATTCGATGCCAGCTTCAACTGCGATCGGCTTTCGATCAAGGCCAGTGCACCCGGACTTCGCGGTGAACACGCAGATCAGCAAGAGTCTGCGGGCCGCGAGGTCGTATCAGGGGCAGCACATCCCTTTGACTGACGCGTTTGTGTCGGCGTCTGTGGCCGTCGGGTCGTTCACTCCCTACTCGCGTATCGCGCTGCAGCCGGCCGACGTCATCGTGTCGGCGACCGTGACGGTGGCGACGAACACCGGCGCGACGACGTTCGACGTCGAGATCAACGGGACGCTCCAGGGAGCGAATCTTGGCGGCACGTGGAGCTTGGTGCCGGCCGTGATCAGCATCAAGCCGTACTGCGTGCCGGTGAGCGGCCCGCCCTCGACAACGTCGCAGTCCATGACCTATGTGCGGCTGAAGAACGTGTCGGGCGCCACGTCGGCCCTTGAGTTTCAGACGGTCATCGTCGTCTTGCGTTGACCTGGGCGCTACGCTGGGCGCATGAGAGCGATCGCGTTGAACCGTCCGGATTGGCCGCCGCCGCCGAACGTGTCGCGCTTCATCCAGATCGAGGCGCGCACCGAGGCGGGGCATCTGGCGGCACGGCCCGCACGGTTCACGCTGAGTCCGCAGCGCCGGCAGCTACGCGCGGTCGTCAAGGACTGGCTCGGCGACGCTGGGTGGGAGCTTGTGCGTGAGGGTGTCGCGTTCGGTCTCGAGCCGGCGGTGGTGTGCGCGGTCGTCGAGGACATCAGCGTCCCGGTGGACTTCCCGTTTCTGACGGCGGTGTTGCGGCGTCATCCGGGCTCGCTTTGGGGCGCGCTGTACGACTACTGTGGTTTGGGGACGCCAGCGGTCGAGTACGCTGACCGTGTGGCCGTGAAACTTGCGATCTGGAGGGTGAGGCTGCGATGACACTGCTCATGTATGACTGTGACAACGACGGGAGCGGCATCCCGGCGAACCCGCAGGCCGTGGCGGGCTACGGCGCGGGCGGCAACTACGAGCAGCTCGTTGCACGGTTCCCGCACGCGCATCATCTCCTGATCGCGACGCACCCAGCCATCGACGGCGACATTCTGGACTGCGAGAGTGGCGACGCGAAGCCGCAGGACTTCCCGGCGTGGCATGCTCGGCAGGTCGCGCGCGGCGTGTATCGGCCGGGCGGCTACGCAAGCATCGCCACGTTCATGCCGGAGCTACTGGCCGTCGTGCGTGCCGCGAACATTCCGCACGCCGCGTGGCGGGCGTGGGTCGCGCACTGGGGGCAGCCGGCAATCGTGCCGTCCGGGTATGACGCGATCCAGTGCGAGCAGAACGGGTCGGCGTACGATATGAGCGCGTGCCTCGATGACTTCTTCGCGCCGAAGCCTCCGCCTCCGCCGAAGTATCCGACGCTGACCGCGGCGCAGAAGGGGCAGGGCGACACGTTCGTCAAGGAGTGGCCGACCATTCGCGGCCATCCCGGCGCCCTGACGAAGCAACTCAACGATGAGGCGTACGTGTTCATGGAGCGTCTCGGTGGGTGGAAGCTGGCGAAGCCGTGATTCTCGCGATCGTCTGTATCGTGGTCTTCTCGGCCGGGATGGGCCTGCTGGGCTTCGGGCTCGGCCTGACCAGCGGGCAGTAACCCATGCTCGCGACCGCGCTGCCGGTCTGGATGCTTGCGGCCGTCGCGGCGATCAGCTCCGTCGCCGCCCTGATCGGGTCGCTCTCTAGCGCGGTCATGGCGTGGGTGAACGTGCGTAAGCTTGAGACGATGCACCAGACGTTGAAGCGGATCGACACACAAACGAAAGGTCCCGCATGACTACACCAGCACCATCCCCGATCGTGATCCCGGGCGTCGGCGTACCGCCGCTCGCACTGGCGATCCTGTCCGTGCTCGGCTCGATCGTGACCGAGATCGTGAACTTCCAGTGGATCAGCGGCACGACCGCGAACGTGATCGTCGGCATCGCCGGGATCGTTGTCCCGCTCGCCGTGTACGCGTACGACATCTACCTACGCCAGACCGCCGCATCGGTCGTCAGCTCGGCGCTTGAGTCTGGTGCGGCCATCGGTTCGGTCGTCCATTCCTGATGCCCGTCCCGACGATCCACCATCCCGAGCTCGGGGAACTGTTCCTCGGCAAAAAGCCAGCATCGCCGTATCGTGGCATCAGCTACTCGAACGACATTCGCCCCGGTCTTGTCGCGTCGGGTGCGCTCCCGTCGAATCTGGCCGTGAAGATTGCCGGGACGTTTGGTCACGGCGGCGACCTGAAGAACTGGGGCGGCCACGGCAACATGCCGTGCGACGACAACTCGATCCCGCAGGCCGACGCTGCGTACCAGGGCGCCGGGGACTGCGCGGAGGCTGCGGTCGCCAACAAGATCATCGAAGACGCCCTCGACACCGGGCTGCCGCAGCCGAAGATCACCTGCGCAACAGTGATCGGCTGGTACAGCTCGCAGTCCGGCTATGACCCGGTGACGGGTGCGAACGACAACGGCTCCGACCTTCAGAGCGTGCTGGAGGCGTGGCAGACCGGGTTCGCCGACACGACCGGGACGAACCACCAGATCCTTGAGTGGATGACGATCGAGCCGGGCAACTGGGACCACATGCTCGAGGTCGACTACCTACTCGAGGCGGTCTACCCTGGGTACGTGATCACGCAGGCGAACGAGGACGCGTTCAGCCAGGGAAAGCCGTGGGACTATGTGCCCGGGTCGCCGGAGCTCGGCGGTCATTGTCCGCTGGTGGTCGGCAAGCCGAGCGCGCCGCAGGGTGGCCTGTTGACGTGGACGCGGCTCGTGCCGTTCACGCAGGCGTTCCATGTCAACCAGAACGACGAGGCGCACGGTGTCGTGACCGCCGGCCAGTTCAAGCGCGTGACGGGCAAGGACGCGGAGGGGTACAACCAATCCCAGCTCGAGGAGTTCTTCACGTTGCTCGCGCAGCAGAAGGCGGCGGCATGATCACGATCGAGGGCCTGACCGTTATCGCGTGGGAGCTGCCGGAGGATGCGGTTGCGGCGAAGCAGGCCGCGATCAACCACTGGGCCGTCAACCCGGAGGAGACGTGGCTGCTCGCCTATGCGTTCACGATGCGCGAGCTGGTGCAGCCGATCCTCGACGCGAGCAAGGCCGGCTTCCCGACGCACATGTATGTCGACGAGTCGTGCATGAAGGACGATGCGGAGCAGGTCACGATTGTCAAGGAGCTCGTCGCTGGCGGGGTCGAGGTCACGGTCGGCTCGTCGCCGGCGGGGCCAGCGTATATTGCTCACACCAAGGCCTATGTCGGGCGCTCGGGCGCGTGCTGGGAGGGTTCGACGAACTGGAGCGAGTCGGCGTGGCAGCAGGTCAACACGGCGATGCAGTTCAACAGCCCGGCGTGGCGGGACATGATCATCGCTGCGTTCAACGTCCGTGTCGCCTATGCGTGGGCGAATGAGGCGAGCGACCAGTTGATGGCCGCACAGCCGGCGCCGGTGACCGTCCCGGCGTAGCTACACTTCCTCCCGAGGACTCTCCTCCTCTCAGCCGCGGCCATCCTGAAACATGGGTGGCCGCGGTTTTTTGCGCTACGCTTCCGGTGCAGCCGTCGGTCACGGCTAGACGATCGCAGCATCGTACGGGTCGCTAGAGGGCGACCAAATCGAGTTGGAGGTCTAATGGGATACGCCTCACATTCACACTCGTCGCGCTCACGTTGGGCTTGTTGGCTGGCCCGCGCAGCGATGCTCATTCGCACCATGCCGCCGTTCGACGCTGTGGCCCGGACCGGGCTTGCACGATTGCTCTGAACCGCCGGTTGTGTAGGCGGCATCCGACGGACGGTCATGCGTGCCGGATCTGGCGTAGGCATGAACCGCAGGCGCACACGGCCGCCGCTGGTATACCAGGCTACACGCCGTTCGATCAGTGCGTCGGCTTTCACGAGTCGGGCAACACTTGGACGGAGGACACCGGCAACGGGTTCTACGGGGCGTTCCAGTGGGTGCCCTCGACGTGGGCGAGTGTGCTTGCGATGATGGGCGTCTCGGGTCCGTCTGACCCGGCTGCCGCGGCGCCGACGCTTCAAGTGCGGGCTTTCAATTACTGGTCGGCCCGTGATCCGGGGGCCTGGCCGAACTCGATACCCGCCTGTGGCGGACCCTAAGAGGAGGAACCGTGAAGAGCTTTGTTATCGCATTCGTCGCAACCGCAGCGCTCGCTGTGTTCGGGGCGTGGGCATTGGCTGCAGGACTGCCATCCCACAGCTACGTCTACACGCTGGGGGACGGGTCCACCCTGAAGGTGGTGATAACCGCATCGTCGAATGGCTATCGGTCGTCGGGTCACATCCCGCAAGCGAAAGCCGTGACGTGGGATACGCCGTCTGGTCAGGTGACCGCGGTTCTGACGCCGACCTACACGCCGGCGCCGCCTCCGAGCACGTCGAGTTCGACGACGACTAGCCCGACAACAACGTCGAGCTCCACGTCGACGACGGCCACGTCAACGACCGCGACCTCGTCGACGTCGTCCGGCGGCCTGTCGCCAACGCAGCCGACCGACGTGACGTCGTGGATCAACCCGGGCACATACAAGCCCGCGATGAGCGACCAGCAGGCCGCACTGCAGGTGACGTTGACGACTGAAGCTGTGCCGGCGAACACGGCCGCGAACGACTACGTCCCGACCGCTTCGGAGCTTGCGGCGTTCCATTCGGCTACGCAGTTCAATCCGTTGACGCAGTACGTCGACGGTCTCGACGGGATCTCGAATCCGTCGACGGATGATCTGATTCAGTGGGCGTCGCACAAGTGGGGCATCCCGACGAGTTGGATCAGGGCGCAGATCCGGCAGGAGTCCGACTGGCGGCAGTCCCAGCTCGGTGACGAGTTGTCGGTCAGCCCGGCCTTGTATGCGCAGTACCCGGCGGCGGAGCAGACGACGGGCGATCAGGTCTACACGAGCATGAGTCTTGCGCAGATCAAGTGGGAGGCCGGCGTCACGAACCTGCCCGGCCAGGGCGCCCCGTATGTGCGGATCGAGTCCTCAGCGTTCGCGCTCGACCTGTATGCGAGCTACCTGCGCTACTACTATGACGGCGGCCCGTCAGACTGGCTCGTTGGGACACAGCCGGCGGGTGATGCGTGGGACAGTGTCGGCGACTGGTTCGAGCCGGGGTCGCCGTCGGCACACGCCTCGTATGTGTCGGAGGTCCAGGCACACCTAACAGCCCAGGACTGGCCTTGGTCGGCGCCGATCGGATGAGGTAGTGTGAACCTATGACCGAAGAACGTCACGACGACGACTGTGGGCGGCAGATCCGCTCGCTGCGCCGCGCGCTCTGGCATCTCACGCGCCGGGTGCGCACCCTCGAGCTTGAGGTCGCTGGCCTTGAGTCCGGACCGGCAGCACACGCAACCCTCACAATCGAAGGAGCAGACATGGCAGGAGCAACCCTCAGCATCGACGCAACGGACGGCACCGCAACGCTTGCCTACACGGATGACAAGGGCGACCCGGCAACGGCACCCACGGACGCGGCAACGGTGTTCAGTTCAGACACCCCGACGGTAGCGACGGTCAGTGCCGGGACGGATCCCCTCGTCGCGACGGTAACCCCGGTAGCGCTCGGCACTGCCAACATCTCGGTGACCGGGCTGGGGACCGACACGCTGACGAGCACGCCGATCGCGGATCCGGCAGCGGTCGCGGTCACGATCATCGCTGGTCCCGCCGCGTCGGGTGGTCTCGTCATCGCCGGCTGACGCATTCGTGATAGCCTGACCGGCACATAGCCCAGCTCCATGGGCGCCCGAGGTGACATCCAGACCGATCCCCCAGTCCTAGTGGCTGGGGGATTAGTCGTTAAGCGGCGAACGACGTCTGATCATCGGCGTCGCTCGTCTGCGTAGCCGACAGGATCGCTTGTAGCCACTTCGGACGCGCCTCTGGATAGCAGTAGGCGTGCTCGAAGAACGGCTTGGCCCAGACAATCGCTCGCTTCTCCTGCGCGGCGGTCGTCGGATAGTGATGCCAAGTGAGCTGCGGCAGCGCTTGACGCCATGCCTGGCCGAATGGTGCTCCGGCCGCGCGTGCGGCGCGTAGGAGCCCTACGAGCTGTGTGGCGGGCGCTGGGGCGTCCTGGGGCTGTGGCGTGGCAGAGAACGGCGCGGAACGTCCCATGTGGCTCAAAGCGGGATCAGCGCGCCGAGCGTCGTGAGAGTCATGCGCCTGCCGGACGGGAAGCGGACGATCGGCAGTCCGTAGCTGACGCCGACGACCTGGGCGCCGCGTGCTTCGAGTCGTTCGAGGGCCGTGTCCATCATCGCGGTGTGCGGGATGGGCGGTGTGTCGATCTCGGGTTCGGGGCGCGGCTCGTGGTTGGTGCGCATGAGCTTGTCGAACGCCTCGTCGTCAAGCGGGCTCATGTGAGCACGTCGTCGATGAGGTCGTAGATCGCGTCGGCGTCAAGGTCGGGGAAGGCGGCGGCAAGTGAGACCCACCGAAGCGTCTCGAGCGCGCGTGCGAGCCGCCTTTCGCTGACGATGAGCCGCTCGAACATCTCCAACACGCCCGATGGGGATGGCGGCGCTTCCTTGGGTGTCGGCGGACTTGGGGCGACGGCGGCAAGCTGTTCGCGCATCCACTGGGGGGACCCGACAGGCGACGAAGCAACGATCCGTTCCTTGGGCCGGTTCACGCGCGCGGGCACGACCGTCGGGACCTCGTAGCCGGCCGGGTAGTAGCAGCCCTCGACGCGCTGGACCTTCCCGGCGGCGAGTAGCCGCTCGCACGCGTGGCTGACGGTGGACTTGTTCCAGTCGGTGGCGTCCATGATGGCGGTGTGACGGATGCCAGGCTGGCCGACGATGAGCTTGAGCGTGCGTTCGTCGGTCTCGATCGTTGCGGTCGGCCGGCTCCTGGTCGGTTCGCGGATCCGGACATCGGGGTCAGCGCCGGCGTGCGGGCGGCTGTAGCGTGTGCCGGCGCGTTCACCGTAGCGGCGGATCAGGCCGCTCTCGTGGAGGTCCGCAAGCACGGCCTTGGAGGCGTGCGTGTTGACGCCGGTCGCTTCGACGATCTCGCCGAGCCGGACGCCTTCGCCTTGGCGGCTGTCGAGGTAGGTGACGATCTTCTCGCGGTTGGCGACAGCCTGCTTGTGCTCGGGTGTCCGTGTATGAATCGGCGAGAAGGTCCCAGCCGAGAGCGGCTTGGTTGGGCTCACTGACGCAGGGATCCCTGCTTGCGTGTCCGTCGCCGGTCGAAGCGTCGCCGGATCGACGTGACGAACAGTGACCGGGTGCGTGGTGCCGTTCGCTTCGGCGAGCTGTCGAATCTTGGTGGCCGTCTCGGCTTCGGTGAACATCACGCGGCGATCGCCAGTTCCTGCTCGTCGGCTTCGACATCGACGGTGAGGCTGCGGAAGCCGGGCTGTTCGATGACCGCAGCGATGATCGCGACGAGTCCGCCGGGGCTGTGTGCCTGGTGGTGAGCGCGTTGTGGTAGGCCTCCGGCGGCGAGTTCGTGTTCGACGGTGATCGTGAACGTGTCGTCGATCATGGTGCCAACCGTTCGAGCCATGGGGCGATCCACAGCGCAATGCGGGTGCGCAAACCGGCGCGCAGGCCGGGAAACTCGCGGATGATCCAGTGCTTCCCGCAGTAGCCTTGGTACAGCCCGTTTTGGTAGCGGCAGCGTCGGTGTCGGCAGGTGCTCATGCCGCAAGCAGCTCTGTCTGGACCGCGACGGGCTGGCAGTCGCGGGGGTCTATGCGGGTCCAAGGTCGTCCGGGGCGGCGTGGCTCGCGCGGACCGTCCAAACGCATCCACGCGATCGTCTTCGGCGTTTCCCGGTAGGTGATGACCGCCAGGCAGTTGTGTCGTTCGGCGATCTCCCACAGTTCGTTCCACTCGGCGGAGCCGATCATCCCGGTGCGCTTGGCCTGCACCAGCATCGGCCGGTAGAGCGCGTGGATCGCGAACAGGTCGACCTTGCTCTTCGACGCGGGCGAGCGGATGACGAGCCAGTCGCGACGTTCGAGGATGCCCTTGCACGAGATCTCGAAGGCGTAGCCGAGCCGGTATGGGCTTGCGCCGCCGCCGGTTGCTGACTGGATCGGCGAGACGGTCTGCTCGCGACGGTATCTCGGGTTCGTCCAGCCGGTCATATACGCGGAAACTTCCCACGCTGCCCGGACGGACTCTTTCGGAAAACTAGGGGTAGAGACGCTGGAGCAGCCAGACCAGCCCGAGTTCCTCTGCGAAGTTCCACGTCTCGTCGGGGATCTCGATGCGCTGAAACGGTGGATGGTGGTTCTCCCGCGCAAGGTGACAGGTGAGCGCGTACGGACTCATGCCACGCTCATCGTGGACCAGCCGGGAGAGCTCCTTGCGCGCGTCGTCGAGCGGAAGGCGCATTGCCCGGACGTGTTCGCGGAGCTTGCGGACCGGTATCCAATGGTGGAATGTAGAGGCTCGCCGGCCGCACCCGCAGTAGCAGCGGAACATCTTGGCCGGTGTCTTGGCGCGAAACTGGATGTGCGGAGTTCTGGGGCCGTCGATCGACCGCCGACGCAGCGGCTTACGTTCCATCGTCATCGGATGTCGGGACTGCCAGGAACACCCGATAGCGGCAGTGTCATGCGACCCCCAATTCGGCCGTGCCTAGGCTCTCGTCGCCCCAGTAGTCCCAGCCGAACCGCGCACGCCGAGCGAACAACTCGACATAGGGGCCGGGCGAAACCTGCTCCACGATGTCTAGGAATGCCTCGGGTTTCGCGCTGTGGGCACCGCGCGGCCACTCGAACCAGGACGTGTCCCAGCGGCGCTCAAATGCGCCCTTTCCGCGCCGGCTGAACAGGATGAACTCTGTCGTAAGCGCGTAAGCGCCACCGACGCCCAGTCCCTTCCGTGGCTTGCACCACGTCAACAAGGTCGACGGCTTGAATCCCCACAGTCGTGCGATGTTGTAGGTCTGCTCGATGTAGCGGTTGATTGTCCACACGTAGAGGTGGGAATCGGTTGCAGCCATATCGCCGACGGGTAGGCACGCGATCTCTGCGAGCGTCATCGTCGGGTAGGGCACCGGCCGATTTGGCTTGCCGCCAGGCTCGCCGTAGTTCCACTCGGGCGGCTGATGTACGCGCCACGGCGGGTCGACGACGATGGTCCGGTAGGTCATCGCCGCCCCACCTGCTCAAGGAGGTCCGCGAGATCGCCGGGCGAGTCGTATGGGCTCACTTTGAAGCCGCGATACTCCACCGCCATCGCAAGGGCAGCGCGAAGCTCGCCCGTCCAGACCTGTGTGCTCGCAGCCAAGATCAGAGTGTGCTCGTGCTCGGTGAGCGGCCAATCTCCGCCCGCGCTAGACCCCATCAGGACCCTTCTCCTGGTCGAGCAGTCGGCTTAAATGTCGCAGTCCCATTTCGTCGCGTAGCGCCCACAGTGCTTGGCGCTTCCCGTCAGTGTTCATTAGCCCAGCCACGGCAGCGTGCCAGTACTCGAACCACGCCCTATCGAGAGCGTCCAACGCGCCCAGCGGGTCACGCTCAATAGCGTCCTCGGCACGCCAGTCCACGGCTCTCAATGGCAGCGTGATCAGCGTCTCTGCCGCTTTCGGTGCCAGTTCTGCACGTTCGTTTTGCCCCATTAGCGATACTCCTCCGTCTCGGCTGTCGCTAGACCGTCCTGCTGATCACCGAGGCCGCGCACAGCCACCGGGCCGAACGCATCGAGCGGGATGCCCTGCGCCGCCTCGGCAAACCGAGCACACGGGCAGTGGTCGCACTCACCCGACCCGTCCGGGGCGCCTCCAGGCTGGCCGTGCCAATACGCCGTGTGGCCGCACCGGCAGACCGCGCGGATGTTGTAGCCGTAGTCGCCGCGACGGCGGTCTAGTGGGTGACGGCTCATGGTGTCGCTCCGGTTCCTTTGCACGTCGAGCACTCGATCACACCGACCGCCCGAATGACGGACGTGATGACGGCGACACCACCGCACTTGCCGCAGACGGTTGGGTTGCTTTGATCAGGAAGCATTGGCGTGCCTGTGCTCTTTGAAGGTCGCCTCGCCGATGTGGCCCTTGAGGCAGCGGAGCGCGTGGTCAATCTGAACGATCCCGGCGTAGAGCGGTTCGCTCACGTCGGCGCTGATCCCCCCCATCCCGTGGAGATGGAGGTCATCTAGCCGGTTGCGGACGTCCTCGATGCGAATGCAGAGCTCGAGCAGGGAACTGCTTGGTTGCGTCATCACTCCTCCTTGTCGGAATCTTCGGGGCGTCCGATGGTACGTGCGACGAACCGTGTGCTCACCCGCCGCTTGCGATGGTCGTCAGCGCTGAACGGTACGCCGTAGCTGCGGGCGTCCTCGATCGCCCGTTCAAGCTGCTCCCAGTCTGTTGTCGTCGCGGTCTGCGCCACGAACGCCATCTCACGGTCACGACCGAACCTGAACGGCCCGTGCTGCTTCGCCCACAGCTTCAACTCTTTGCGTGTCGCGGTGATCCGTGGCTGCCATTTCTCCACCCACATCGCGGCCTCCTGCGCTTCGTCGAGCGTGTTGATCGCGCCGGCGAAGTTGCGGAGCGTCCGGGGCAGCGGGCATTCGGACTCGGCGGCGCACTCGGAGCAATGCGAGCCGTGCATCGCCGGCCACTCCCCGGTCGTGGCGGACTGGGCGAACTGCCGCACCTTCCGGGCGATGTCGCGACGCGCCTCCTCAACCTCCAGGCGGGTAAGGCCCCCTTCAGTCGGGCGCGTGGGGATCTCGCCGTCACGCAAGTATCGAGGGAACGCCTCCCTAACGTCGACCCACGTGAGGCGGTCCCCGAGGCACGGGTCGAGCGAGCCGTCGTCGTTGACGGGGTTGCCGAACATGAGCAGCACGCTGTAGAACTTGCCCTGGAAACTGGCCTTGGCCTCGGCTTCGTCGGGCAGCGCAAACGTGGACTTCCAGTCCCTGATCAGCGCGACCTGGCCGTTGATCTCGGCGTAGTCGAGGATCCCGGAGAGCGTGCGTCCTTCAAGGTCGAGCACGAACTTGCGCTCGACTGCGACGACCGACTCCGGGTTGATCGTGAATCCCATCGACCAGTGGTACAGCAGTTGGCGGAGCGCGTCGAGCTCGCCGAGCGGGATCGTCCACTCGGGGTGCTGGTCGAGGACTTCCTCGAGGATCGTCTTTGCCACGTCGGGCGGGATGCGCGGCTCGTTCTGCGCGAGCATCGTTTTCAAGCATTCCGCGATCGCTAGATGCATCGCGGAGCCACGATCAAGGGGAACACCCGGAAGGCCGCCGTGGTGCTTGACGTACAGGTATCCGCTGCGTTGGCATCGCTCATAGTTCTTGATGAGCGTCTGGGAAAGTCTGGGCGGCAGCTCGATGGGTTCCAGCGGCGGAAGGTGCCGCAGGTCAAGGTGATCCAGTAGGTCGGTCATCGCCGACGTTGCCTGTCGCGTCGACGGCCGCACGACCGGCAGTGACGGGCGCCCGTCTTGGTGATGTACGTGTTGATGGACGTGAACGCGTGACCGTAGATGCAGTGCGTCTTGCGCGCGTTGATCGCCACGACGCCAATACCACGAAGTAGGTTGACGCGCTGCGTGACCGGCTCCATGTGAGTCGGGTTGACGCAGCGTCGGACGCGACATAGGTGGTCGATCTGGCGGTCGTCGGGGATCGGCCCAACGAGAAGTTCGTACGCGAGGCGATGAACAAGACGCACCCCTCCGTTCTTGCCCCCACGGCTGATTCGGCCGTAGCTTTCGTTGATCGCCGAAAGACCGCCGAAGATCCAGCACGGGCCGAGCTCGGGACGAGCAATTGGCACGGGCCCGTTCTTGTCGACCTTCGCCCAGAGCCGCTCCTCGATGGTGAACCGATGGGGCTCGTAGAGCGCATCGCCGTGGACTCGTAGGCGCCACGCGTGCATAGAACACAAAAGATGGCCGCCGCGCGCTGGCTTCGCGCAACCGTCGATCGAGCAGGTACCCTTCGCCATGCTGCACCTCCTTGTTAGGTGTCGCCGTGTCCCCGGCCGTGTCATCGGCGCGGGGACTTTTCTAT